CACAGATGCCTGAAATGCTCAGGTTAGCAGGCACCGGATTCATCTTGGCAAAGATATCAGTCCACATTGCGCCCTTAGCTTCTTGGAACACGAAAAGATTACGAATGCGATCCTCAGTCTTCCAGCTTCTAAAAAGTTCAATTACCTTTCCAGAAGGCTGCGTGTAGCTGACGACACCTTCGACGTCGGCAGTTGCCTGACCAGCTAGGCGAGTAGCAACGCGAGGCTGCTCGTTCTCACCTGGCTTATCCTTGAACACGATGAACTGCCTCGCACTCGAGAATGACGTACCAGTAGACCAAGGAGCAACCAAGTGAGGACCATTGCCAATAACTCCGGTAGGCTTTCCGAAGGAGGTCCTTACTTCCTGTGAGTTAGCATCCACCGAAGTAAAGCTGAACGCTAGCCACAAGATGGAAACAAGAACTACTGCTGTAGCCAAGCCCTGAATCGGATGCGATTGGCTCTCATCCCGCTGAGACACTATGTATGAAACACCAAGCGCAACGATCGTTAGGATGATCAGTATGATCAACCATAACATGTCAATCTCTATTCTGTCTGGGCATTCCTTGTTGAATGCTCCAGTTGGAGCTCCTCCATGAAGTTGTATTTGGACTAGAGAAGCTCCGCCTGCAACCTTCAACAGGTTACTTTTGATTTCCTCCTGTACATGTTTTGTAGCCGTTAGAAGTAGAACCCACTGTTCCACCGTTTTTCTCACACTCGTCTATGAATTTTTGATTAGCCCAACCTAGACAAGCGATACTAAAGGCTACTACCATGACACCCAAAAGGATAACCCACCCCAGATTTTTAGCTTCACGTTTGTTCATCAGAGTACCTGTGTTTTGTCGGTCTCCATAGCATCTTTCCAGGTAGCCTTAACAGGCTGCTTACGAAGAGGCATCGGGATTTGGGTAATAGCCTCTGCAGGGGTAGTTGTAAGTGCCAGTGTTGCGCTAGTGCCGTGATCGTAAGCTTCCTGGAGAGCATCGGCGATCTCGCTAACCAATCTCAGTAGTCCAAGAGCATTAAGATCTGCAAGGTTTGTATCCAGTTTTTCTACGACCTCGAAGGCACGAGTAACTGCGCGATCCCTGTTCATACATCTGTCCAATCATCTCTAATGGTTACTTCTTTGACCCAATTGAGTCGATCAGCAAAGCTGAAGTCTTTAGGCAGCAGATCGATTAGTCCGCTGCGATGCATTTGGTATAGGTAGTGCCGGGCTTGGATTTCGCGCATCTCATCACTACAGCAATCGAGAACAGTATCCTCAGTGTCAAGATACATACGCAACCAAGCAAGTTTGTGTTTAGTAGTGCAGTTGCGAAGATCTGCTTTCAATCGTACCCAATGCTCGCACGCATGAGCCATCGATTCAATCTTCGCCGGTGTAAGCTTCGACAGCCTTGCGGCTAGTAGTTTGGTAAGCTCGCCACCCATTATGCCTCCTAACCATATTCTAAATAGCCCTGTGGATCTCTGTGCAAGCCCGAAGGCTTCATTAACTAGGACTCATTCAGACCAGCTCTAAGCTGATGACGCCATCCCGGCGTTTCGTCCTTTACTTGTTAAGCTTGTTGTAGCAATTGCAGATCACTTCTGCTTCGTTCCCTCGCTCGTAGTAGGCACTGCATCGTCTACCGGATTCATCTACTACAATGAATCGTTCGACTATAACTTTTTCTACTTTGTACTTATCCACGTTTGAACCTCTTAATGAGCTTTTCTATCGGCCACATACAGAAGTCTCTTACAGGGTACCAGATGTGATATGCGATATCGTCTAGTACCTTCCACACTTTCATCACGGTAGCATCAGCCAAGTGTCTTCGCAGACCCACTTAGGTCCACCGTTAGCTGATTCTACCGTTTGTCCTGCTGTGTTGATGTAGAACTTATCTTGATCGGATTCTGCTTTCGCAGCTTCAGGACATACCCATCCAGTAATGTCGAACTGATGAAATGCCCTTCCGTTGATCATGGTTGTACCGTTGTGCGTGAGCTGTGTATCCTGAAGCTCCAGATTGCACCTGTGTGCAACACAACGTGCGAATACTGCAATCTTCATCGTGATAACACTCCTGTAATAAAGCCTGCTACGAAAACAGCTATGCACCAATAGACCTTAGTCTTAGTGCTGAATCCTTGTCGGACTCTAACCCTGGTCATTTTCTTGATCCTCCATAAGGTTAGTCAGAACACGTTCTTGTATGGCACTATACAGCGATGGACCGTTAACTGCTGAATAGTAATGCTTGCCATCCTTAATAAGACACTCTACGATGCCCTCACTAACTAACTCCTGGAAGTACAGCTCCATGTCTCGTTCTTTCATTCTGAATGCACTCCTAAGGATTAGATCTGCATCGCTAGCAACTAGTTGCTCAGTCCTCCGCAATTTCAATACTAGATTCATAGCCCCTCCAAAAAAGCCAGTAATGTCCTTTATACGACCTGAGCGTTCCCCTTTGCACGAGGCAACGTAGTATGTCAGACACGTCTGCAGGCGTTTGGACGAACCCTTGAGTGCAGACTTTATGCTTTGTACATTCCATGTCTAGCTCCTTTCTCGTATCCTGTTCGGTTACGAACCCGAATTACGTAGCAGGACTTCAACCTTTATTAGACTTTAGTAAGACATTGAGATCCTAGCTACCCGTAGAAGGGGGTTTAACCACTAGATTCCTTTTGTCTTACTAAAGTCTAACTATGTCTTTTTACTCGTCTCTTAACTCTTTATAGCGTTAGAAAGTAGGTAGATGGGAATGGATATTACTATGTTGATAATTGCTACGACAAAGAACGCTCCGAAGTGCGGCACCGTAAGACCAAAGCCAGGTGCTAGGAAGCGAGCATCCACGTATGCTATAGCCGCTACAGCTAATGACAGCAGCGGAATTCCTAACATGACCCATAAGGATGCTTTAAACATTACTGTATCTCCTCGAAGTACGCTCCCTCTGGAGGTACGCGTCCGATTGTAACATCGAGTGGCTCCTCAAGAACGCCTCGACCAGCTGTAAGCTGTTGTCCGATTGCAGGAAGCTCTGTGGGGATGCCAGGAATATTCTTGACATACACCCAGCGTTCACCATTTCCAGGTGTGCCACAGTCATCCTCTGGAAAACGAATCAGTGTGGAAAGATTCACACATAGTTCCACATAGGAGAATGCAATAGTTGGTTTGGGCTTTGGTGTAGGATCGACCTTCTTGGGTGCACAAGCAGCGAGCACAAGGAGAGCCGCAGATCCGACAAGAACTTTCCGCATTATAGATCTTTCCCTTCTTGAACGATAATATCGCGTGCATCTTGGACGCACTTAATCCACGCCTGCATGTCTTCACACAAGAGGTGTGCTGCTTCATCGTGCGTATGTCCTGCGATCAAAGCACTAGCGTACCTTAGACACGTAGGACAAAAACCTTTATGTCCGGGATGCACGTTCACACCTCGATAGTACGCACCAGCATGTGCATCGATTGCTTCTAGAGCGCCAAAGCCCTTACAGACTTTGTGGAACTTCATCTCCAGATCGTCTTGCACGTTTGATTCCTTTCAGTTTGGTCTTAAAGAATGGATCACTTTGAATCTTATCCATCCACTCTTGTGTCTCTTCGTCCGTCTTTGTTTCATATCCTCGCCAGTAAAAGTGATCAGCCTGCTGGAGCTTTCGGAAGTAGTCGATATCCCTAGTAGTAAGGACCTCGTGCCACCACCAATCCATCCAAAGCTTAGCCTGACGATTCCTACGCTTTTGCTTTGCGTGCATTGTAGCACCACACATAGCATCAGCTTCGGTTTTGTGTCCATGACTGCGAAGCTTTTTACGTCTACGATCACGGTCACGATATTTAGCAGAGGCATCATTACAAGTGATGCAATGCCACCACCAACCGTAGTTGCCTCTAGCATCTGCCAAAGGCACACGTTGGTAGAACTGAATGAGGCATTCTTCTACCTCAAAGTCGTCGAGCTTCTTAATCTTCATTACACCTCCTTAGGTTTGGCAGTTACATATCTAAAAGAACCATAAGGTCAATCTGGATATGTAACTGACGAAACTAAGGCTTCTTAGGATGCCACCAACACTCTGCTACAAAATCACCTGTGTTGCTATTGATTACCAGTGCATGCAGCACAGAGCCGTCTTGCATGTACTTATCTTGGAAGTCTTTAAGCGCTTTGTACCAGTTCTCAGGGCCCCAGGCTACTGTTTTGGTGGTACCATCAGGCATGTCTAGCGTTGCAGAGTAGCTCTGTGGTATCTCCTCACGAACCCCATATACAGGTACAATATACTTGGTGCTCTTAGGCTTCTTTTTCTTCATTTGCTTCACCATTACTACACCTTACGACGAATCCGTCACGATCCATGTCAGTCCACTCGTGATCTTTCATAGGGCCGTTACACGTTTCACATGGTCGACCATTTGGGTTGAGAGCCTGTAGCTCTGGACGTTTGATCCGCATAATCTTCGGCTCGTTATACGTCATTACTATTCCTTTCAAGCAACTCCTGAGTGTTGTACGCCTGGAGCTCTTCGAGGTTATCCTTTTCTTCCTTCAAGCTTATGATCTCGTTTTCGAGTTCCTTAAGCTCTTCTTCCTTTTCCTTAAGTTCACCTATAGCCCACTTGTAAAGTTTAGCCATATCCTTGACGCCGTTAAGGCCTCTAGGATATGCAAAGCCAGCTTCTACAAGAACCTCATCGATCTTGATAAGCTTCTCGATGTGGTCGTCTCGCAGCTTAGTAATGTCGTCCGGAGTCTCATCGATCCAGGCTACCTGGTGGTAAGGATTGGGTGACGGAATGTGCTTGAAAGTGAACTCTCCACCTGGTGCGAAGTCTCTAGCAATCAAGATCTCTGTAGCTCCGAGACGCTTAAGCTGCTTCAAGACCTCTATTGCCGCATCAATCTCCACGAAGCTTCCTTTCCAATTGCTCGATGTACTCGCGTTGCTCTTTGACTACTAGTTTGTAAGCTTCTACAGTTTGGAGCAAGCCTGGTACATCATTCATGATGATTGTATAAACTGCACGTGCTGTTTTATCAGGATCAGGCTTACCATTGTCAAAGTTGCCAGCATCAGAAACGTACCTGATTGCTCTAGCAAGCCTTCTCCTGACATTTTCCAATGCTTCGCTCATCGATACCTATCCTTCGGATCAAGTTTGTTCCTCAGCCGTATGACGTCTTGTCGTAGATCGCTAATGACCTTGTCCCGCTCATTGTTATTTTCTATCAGACGTTCGTTAAAAGCTCTTTGTGCTTCCAAATCGTCGTTCATCGAACGAACAATTATAATCAGTTCTTGAAGTGCTATAGTGGTTTGTCGATGCTTGTTAATCAACTCGCCAAGAATAGTTCCTAACACTTCAGCAGAGTCCATGTTACTCTCCTTTAGTTCCTCGTACGAATACACCCTTTAGACAATCTGTTTGGCTCAAGATACCATAGCCGTGCTCAGACATCCAAAGGTTGTAAATGTCTCGGTGGGCATCTTCCATTGTTAGTGCAAAGCTAGCGTGCCCTGCAAGTGACCCAACAAAGAATTCAATCTCGAATCCTCTAATCTGTGTCAACCAAGGGAATGCCTTAGGTAGCGCTTGTTTGTATAACGACATATAAACTCCTAGATTCGAGTTAATGTTGTAAGAATGCTCAAAGCTCCACAGGGCTGTAATCTTCTGCTCCGGCTCTTTGAGCAAACTTAGGACATTACACTATGCGAATCTCGAAACCTGCATCCTCGACTTCGAATTCTACCTTGTAGAGAACAGTGACATCGAGCTTTTTGAACTCTTCTGTAAAGCTTGCGTCGAATTCCTTATCAGTGAACCACTCGATATCACCTGAAGTGTCGATAAGGTACATAGTATCGCTAAGGTCAGGACTCTGACAGATGCAGTCAAGCATGTAATCGAAGCTTTGGCTCAAGTCCAACAGGTCTTGCTTGATCTCTTCAGCGCTACCCTTAAGCGTAACCCTGTAGCTCTGTGTTACCAGAATCGGATCACTCATTGTTTTGCCTCGCATTCCAATCTTCCCGAAGGAACGTGTACTCGAATGCATCGGCGATCTTGTTGAAGTCCCAGTGAACTGTATCGTTGAAGTACGAAGCGATCTGGTCAGCAGGATGTTCTGGATGTTCAAGCGACGGATTACTATTGATGCCGTAGAACTCTTGAACTCCAGTAGGCATCACGCTTCTCGACCACGTGTGGCCTTCTCTCGCGGGGGGTAGGTCCTGATACCAGACACCAATTTCTGGTTCGTTGGAACCATCGAGAAGGTCGGTTGCTCGACCCAAATTGATGTTCACTCCGTTTGCTCTTGCGACATGACAAGCCACACCGAGGCAACAGTTCTTTGTAGTACCGTTATCGTATATCCTGGTCAGTGTACTCCTAGTCTGCTCAAATTCGCCAGACCTAAGTGCAGCAACGAGCAGCCGGATATTTTCCTTGTTCGGTTCCATATACTCTCCTTGTTAGAGGATTGCACTGAACAAAACTTTTCCAGGGTTTGTTTTTCTATTCGAACCAAGTCTCTATCGCCCTGTGGAGCTTTGTTCAGCACAAACGACTAACATTTGAATATATCTATTACCATTCCCTCATTAGAGCGTCGACCTCTTCGTTGTAGCACTCTGGACTACAGTGTGATCCCACGCTAGTAACGACGTAAGGGCTACCGCAGTTAGAACACTTGTTCCAAGGAGCACCACTTTCGTTTGCTAGCCTATAGGCGTGGTGAATGTCATACTGACATTCTGTGCTACAGCTTTCGTGTTCCCTGCGAGCTTGTTCCAGAATAGCTTTCCACTCCGGACTCGCCTTACTAATGTTGTTGGATCCTGTCTCAGCGATCCTTGCTAGCTCCTCAGGACTGTACATTTTTGCTCTCAAAAATAGCGGCTTGAATGATTTCTTCTGCAATCCTAGCTTCCTTAAGAGCCTTCCAGTCGACGTTCAGTACTCGGGCAGCGTGATTCGGCTTGTTACCGTAAGCACCGTCAGGAATACCTTGCAGCGGGAAGTACGAAAAGCCCTGTGAGTGCAGCGAATCGATTACCGACTGCAGCACATCCTTCGCAAGCCCTTTGTGTCGATCCGGGCCATTACTCTTCGCCCACTTCTTGTTCTTCCGAGTGCCTGCTTTGAAACGGTTGCTGTAGCGAATCATGTTACAATCCTCCTGCATTTCCACCGACGAGAATTTTGATTGCCTCGTTCATTGTGGCTGTCTCGGTATGCCTATGGCCGTAGTACTTGATCGAACCATTTCGATCGTCGATAACACGATCCTTAACGTATTCCAGTTCGAACTCCACATCAGTACCGATCAGAGAAGGATGTGCTATGACCGCGTAAGTTCCGGAGAACTTAACGACCATGTCACCCTTCTTCAGGCTGTGTGCTAAGACTGTTGTTGTCGTTACCTGTGCCATGTAGCCTCTTTTCGAGTAGCAGTAACAACAATTGGTATATCTTTTTGTGCTGTGTTCTTTTTCGTGCGCGTTTAGTTTTTGAGCAAACGTTCCTTTTGTCCTTAGTTCTCAGATGCCAGTACTCACCACCTTGGCAGTGATAGACTTGCATCTCCTCGGTCTTGCCAGTTTCTATTACGAATAGTTCGTTCCATTTTAGTGCAAAGCCTTTTGTCAGGAAGTTCTTTTTTCCGCAGAATTTACACCGCGTGTCCATCGCTCTTCCAGAGCACTTCTGTATCACGCTTGTACGTTACTGTTTTCCAGCGACGCACCTCACAGCGTACAAAAGGATCGTCCGTTGTTCCCTTTTGGTCTTCGAAGCGCCTTTTCGAGGAAGTAAGGACGTGCTCTAGCCACTGCTCCTCGGACCAGTTTTTAGAGTCACCCATGCGATAGCTGTCTAGGATTTCACTCTCGTCATCAGACCACCAAGACTTGGTCTGATAGTTGTATTGATCGGTTGTAGCCTCAAGAGTTCCGAAGAGCACTCGGACGATGCGATCACATAGACTGCATCGCACTTCGTTGTCACCGTTGTAGTAGTCTGTTGTATGTCCAGCGTTACCAGCTGCAGCGTGGAACTCAGTCCACAAAGTCTTATGCGCTGGGCTCATTTTTCTCCTCCTCAGCTATAATGGCAACGATGCTATCCGTACGAACTCTGACTACTCGATTAGGTGTAATCAGGTCTAACCATTTAGTTTTGGGTTCTGTGTAATTGTCTAGTACGTCCTGAATATTCGTGTTAGAGGTTACGCCCACTAGTGTAATACTAGCGTTACTACCAAAATAAAGCTTAACCGTGTACTTCACCATTGTTCTTGAGCACCTCACTCATGACGCGAACTGATATAGCAATGCACAAATCTAACAACTTTTGCCTGTACTCAACATACTTAGGGTCTTCGAAGTCAAGATCCTGGATTGCCTTCATGGCAGTTCCTGCAAGCTTAGCAGCGAACTCGTTCAGTTTATCGTTGTCAACAACTGCATCAACGATGTCGTTTGCAACATCCCTAGCAATATCGTTCAGGATTGAATTAATTTCCATCTGAAGACTCCCATATTCTGCGGATCTGAACTGCTTCAATACTAAGGAGGCCTAAGTAACAATCCAACAGATCGCCCCCTTCAAGGGCGTCGTCGCTGTTGAATAGTTTTTCTAACGTAGAAATGACCCTGTCAGCTTCCTCGCTCGGGACCTCGAGATTAATCGCTATTCTTGTCATCTGTTCTCCTTGGTAGTTCCATCTCCTCGATTACATTTCCAGTTTTTCTACATGACCACAATATAATCCACACTAGAACGCCACTTACTTTTCTACGTTCATATGCGAAACCCATAGTCATATATCCGTGCCGAGTTTTACACGTACGACACCAAGCTCCATCTGGTGGTAATGCAGGTTGATTTGCTGGTGTCCAGTCCGAGCCTTGATACTTACGTCTACGTCTGAAGGGTTTCTTTGGTTCCTCCAAGTTAACTCCTTCGCAGTAAAAGCTTTGAACAGCCCTCACCTAAGGACTGCATGTAAATTAAATAGGTGAGGGCTGTGCTAAACCTTTACTCCTTGAACGGAGGTGGACCCGGAATGGGGGTCGGCGGGGGAGGTGGAGGTGCTGGATACGGAGTCGGCGGAGGAGTTGGGCCTCCAGGGTTCGACATTATTTCTCCTTAACTAGGCTTCTACCCTTGTGGTAAAAGCTTTGAACAACCTTTATACGTACCTAGGAAGATCCTAAGCTTGATAAAGGCTGTGCGAAACTTTACTCATTTCTTGAATCCAAATAGTGTGTCGGCCTCATCTAGATTGATAACTGTACTCCGACAAGCACATTTATATGACTCTAGTCTACCGTTACGAATTGCTGCGTACACTCTCTGAGCAAATATACCACGCATCTTAGCGTACACAGTTGGTTTAATTGTTCCTGACTCTTCAGCTGCATCGGCGATCTCGTCTTGTTGCATTTGCTCGAATAGATCGTCTATGCCTCCTACGTTTCTCTCCTCCATGTCTGCCCTCCTGTAAAGATTTAGGTTGGTACACATCCTTGATTGGATATGTACCGCCCTCTATCGTTACAGCTCGATACCTTTTTCTGTTCCTGTGTTCTCTTTAGGTGTCAAGGCATCTAGCCACGCCTCTTTCAAGTACTCGTACTCTTCCCAGCTAGTTTTCAGAGGAAGACAGAAGCCATAGGAGACTGAATCATCTAGCTCCAACCCAAGAGCATCGAGCCCGTCAGTAAAATGGCCGTATACCCATCCGAGGATGCAGTAGCCACCCTCGACCATGTCTAGCTGATCTTTGTTGATGCGATTGAGCCAGCCCGTAGGACCTTTTGCGTTGAGAAGGTCGATACCTGCATTGACCTCTTCTGTGTACATATATCTACTCATCGTAGTGCCTTTTTCCATTCTTCGGTGAGAATAGCGTACTTGCTCATGATTTCATCGTACTCTTCGTCCCACGTGCTCCTGATGTTGAAGCCACAGTCAGGAGCACCGCAACCAGCCAACTGGCCAGTAAGAGCTTGTAGCCCTAGACCATACTGACCGTAAACGATGCCAAGGAGACAGTTTGTAGTGTCGTACATGTTAAGGCGATCAAGGTTCGAAAGAGCCTTCTCTCGCCAATCCTCTAAACCGTATGCGTCCAATAGATCGATTCCACGATTGATTTGCTCTTCAAACATTTATTGCTCCCTTCTGATTAAAGGTTTTGATTGGTACATACCAAGTAATCTATGTGGTTAAAAGGTATGTACCGCTCAAAATCTTTACACAGGCTTAGCTACCAACTGCTCGACGTGTACGACACCGCGGAGCTCCTTGATGTGTGCTACGAACTCGTCGATTACTTCTTGGCTGTTGCCTTCCAGGTCGAGTCTGAAGACCTGCGTAGTTGTGTAGCCATTGTTCTCGTCATCGATAATGACGCCTGCAACACTGATCACTACATCGAACATTGTTACTCCTTCGGTTGTAGTGCTGCTTTCCACTCTCGTGTCAGTTGATCTGACAGATCATCGCGTGCGCTTCCAGTTGAGAAGCCATACTCACAGCTCAATCTGATGTCTTCCCATAGTCCAAGGGCTTTCAGTCCTCGAGAGTATGGGAAGTAGCCATCACCGATGTATCGGTAGGCGATACCAAGGATACAACTGTATGCATCGCTAATGTCCAGATAGTCGATGTTGGCTATAACCTGCTCTCGCCAACCTCCTGGACCTTTCTCGTTCAGAAGTCCTATACCAGCAGCGATCTCTTTCTCGAACATTGATCCTCCTTCAAATAAAGGGTTCCGATTGGAGCACAATCTTTGTACCTGTTAGGTATTCGGATTGCACTCCGCTCGCAGCCATATATTGAAATTTCAGAATCCTATATCGCTCAAACTCCACAGGGTGTTAATAGGTGCTCCGGCTCTTGTTAGCTGATGTCCCAATCATCAGGTAGGTAGCCACCCTTGCCTCCGCAAGATTTAGCTGTTAGCCAATTATCAAGGTACTGGAATTTCTCAAGAGCTGTTACCATGTAATCCCAGCGATCTTCCTTGAACGGAGTTTGCTTGTTAGCCAGCTCTCGAATCTCATTGAGTAGGGTGTTTGGGTTCATTGTCACCATTCCTCCAACTCTCCTATGTAGTCGTCTTCTCTTTTGGTGTGGACGATCGTTGGCTCTTCTGCGTTATCGTCAATTGGTGTTGCAGGTTCTGTTTTGGTGCCTGTGTAGCTTTGGCCCGCACAGCTTCTAACTACATGCGTACCTTCCAGGCCACCGCAGCACCAGCAAGTGCCGTCGTTCTTGTTACTCGGTCCACCAACTTTATTGTTGATGTAGTCAGGACTTGTGTTTGAGTTGTCGTAGATACCTACACCCAGGCTGTTGATAGCAGTCACCACAAACTCGTGATCACCTCTACCACCTGTACACTCTAAGGCGTTGTAGCTCAGTTCAAACTCTCCAGGTCCCTGAGTCAGCCAATAAAGACTATCGCTGTCTCTACCAGGGATCACAGGACTACGATGTGTGTTGCACCATATTTCGATTTTCATCGTTGTTTATTCCTTCTTATCGTGACTTGATTCCTTTTTCGTAGGTGTAGACATCCTCTTGTTCGCAGTTACTACCGTCGAACAAGCCTGAGCAGCATCGAGTGTACACCCTGTGATCCTCAGGCAGATGACATGGAATATGATCGTACGTAGTTGTGGTGTTGCCACATTCCTTCATAGTTTGTGTTTTCCTTTCTGGATAAAGGTTTTGGTTGGTATACGTTATTTTACTAAAAAGTAAGTTAACATATACCGTCCGAAGCCTTTATATTATTACAGTTCGTCTCCGCAACCTGCGCACCAAAGGATGTTCTTTGTATCGGTCCTACGAATCCTCTGGTCTTCTTTAGTGTGCGGACAGTTTTTGCTGACTACTGGTGTGATACAATTTTTGCTGTCTTTGTTGTAGGTATACCTTTGTTCGTCGTCGCCAATCTTGGTGAAGTTGGAGTACATTACAGCAGTCCAGGTTGAGCCGCACTGATATTCGTCTTCGTCGAATACCTGCTGCCGAAGGTCATCCCAGTACGTTTCTGTATACTGAACAATGCTATCCTGCAGCTCCGGAATATTTTGGACCTGCTTGTACATCTCCTCTTCTGCATTGATTGTTTGTATTGCTTGGTTTTGGTACACGTCCTGCTCTGGACAACTGAATTCGCTAAAGTCGAATTCGTACGTTCCATCACCGTTGTCCATCAAAACAGGTGTATCGACACGCAGAGTGCCATTGTCCTTCTGGCCATCGATCTCCAAATCGCAGTAGTGCTTAAGGCACATAAAGCGAATTTTCATAGTATCTCCTATGCTTTTGTTAAGCTTCTTTAAAGAAGCTTAACAGTACAGGCACACCGCAGCCCACTCAGAATCTTTATTCGAAATACCTTGGTATCCACTTTTTATTGTAAAGACCTTTGACTACCAAGTCTAGGAACTTCTCGGTAAGCTCCTGCTCCGGATCTACTATCTCGTAACTGGCCAACAAAACGCGTCTAACATCAGCCGCAGGCAAGTTAAGCGCGTATCCTTCGAAGTTAATGGTTATGTAGTTATTCCAGTTAGGTGGGCTAACTAGAACTCTGTGGAAGCCTGCGTTCCGCCTCTCAATCAGGCTAGTGTGCAGCAGCTTTCTAGCCACCGGATATATTAAAGTGGCTCCTATGAAGTGTATCTCCCATGGAACATGCTTGTAATAATACAGTTTGATAAGTCTGGCTTCACCAGTTTCAGTCTCGAAAGCCGTCACCAATGTTGCATAAGCCCTACCATCGAGATTCGAGTTAGACATCTCGCTCCTTATAACCCATCGAGATATATTTAACAGCTATATTCATCGTGTCTTATTAAAGTCTCTAAGGTCTTACTGATTGTCTTTATGTTATCTAGCTTAGCTATTGTGTTTCTCTTAGACTAGGTAATTACTTCTTGTGGTGTCACAATGCTGACTACTGAATTTAAGCCTTGATTTGGTTGCTTCAGTAGCCAGCAAAGTCCCCGTCTCAGATGCATCTGCCATTAGCATAATACCTACTATGCCTCTAGCCCTCGAGTTACCTGGCACACCCCTAAGATTCTGATTGAAACTATTAGGAGTAACTTTGCCAGGTAACTTCGTCTTCCTTTTTGGAGGTACAAAGTGCCCCTGCATTTCTCTTCTGATTTCATTGACGAGGCTGTCTAGCTTTTGTTTGGAAAGCTTTTTACCTGTCATTATTTTACCTTTGTTAGATTTTTTGTTTTGGAATTTTAAGCTAATTCTATTATATATGAGCCCCATATGCCTACACAATAGTTCATCAATGAGGATTTATTTTTGCATTATCGATTAAGTTTACAAAGTGGTATTTATTGTACAAAGATCCACAGGGTGTTTTAATCTTTTGTGATTTGGAAAGCTTTTAGCATTAGTGCGTTATCGTCTTCCGTAAACCTGGTCCTTGGCGTTTGCTTACGCAGTTCGCCTGCCACTTCAATGTAAACGAGCGTACCTTGTTTCATCTCCGCTTCTATTTCTGCAATGACCTTGTCTTTGTATAGCTGTTCGACATCTTGTATTACGTCCCAGTTTTCTTCTTCTTGAATTATCTTCAAGCGCCTGTAGATTTCCTCGCTGTAGGCATGCTCGTACTCTTCTTTGATCTGCTTTTCAGACTTTTTAAGTCCTTGGTTAGGCTGTACTGTTGGTATGTTATTTTGTGGTTGAGTATTTGGATTTGCGTGTGTGTTGTCAGGTCTAATGCTATCTATCACAGCTGCCATAGTTCTACCCATGCGTACAGGACCAACCGCCCTGATGTATTCAATATTTTTATTACATTCTTCACACACTAGCGCAGTAATACGTTCTGGCTGAGTTTTTCTCGGAGTTGCATAGCCAACTTGACTTGTAGGTGAGATGCTATATCTATAGACAGGAAAGAGTTGTACTGGTTCATCAAAATTTCCTTGTGGACAGATTGTGCAATGCCCTTCACCTTGTGTCTCTCCATGTAGTACTCGCATAAACGTGTGGTGCATCTGTTCTTCACGCTCAGCCTCTGTACCACCCTTAGCGATTAATGTTGACTGATCAGTTATGACACGAGGCTTAACAGGTATGCCTAACTTCATACGCTCTGTTAGGTATCTATTTCTGTGGTAAGCCCTATTACAAGTTCTACAATATGAACTGGAAGGTGAGTCCAGTTCTCGTGGACCACCACATTTTGCACATGCTACTTTTGGCATTCTTTTGCATCCTTTGCTCTCAGCTTTATCTTTGTTTTAATTATACTCTGATCTAAAGCTAAAAGCAACGTTCATGCTCATACTTACGACTTTCCAACCTACACTTTTTCTGCCTACGTTCATGGCTAGGTTTGAAAAAATCTGGTTTAGGTTCTACACCCTGCAGTAACTGAGACGTGAGATAATATTTATTGGTATATAGTATAGAGGTGTAATCAGCAATTCATCTGATAATCGATTGAGGTTGGACGTAATGTGTTACCTTTTGTTAACGCCCATACTCTAAAGGCTTAAAGACAAACTCACCAAAACTATATAAACCGGCGTACGCTCATACCGTTGAGCAGGGATCTCACACCCTTACGAGTTAATACGAGTTGTAGTAATATGTATGATACGCAATGACTTGAGTGCGATCTGCCTGTAAATGAAACTGAGCCGGACAGTTTATTGCCCCTAGCGACATAAAAAATCGGGCCGACCTAATCCCTTAGGACTAAGCCGACCCGATGCTGATTTTTTAGCGCTCTTCCTCGTCCATCATCTTGTCCCAGCAGGAGCCATGAGTGCCCGTGATGATTTGCTCCCGCTCCGCAGCCGAGACGTCTGGCATAGCATCCTGGATGAACGCTCCAGCCCTCCAGTCCATGTAGCCCTTGAGAGGCACCTCGACCTGACCGTCTTTGCCACACACCAAACACGTACGGGTCTCGATCATTACTGTGCTCATGTTGACCTCCTTGATTAGGTGGAGAAGAACAAGGATATCGATGAGGATACCCTTGAACTAAGCGACCTAAGCGAGAATCCTTCGTACCTGCTCGAGCGCAACCTCTGTGGTACCTGAGACGCTTACTTTGACTTCATCGACCACATCGGTGTAATCGCCCCCATAGATGTGCTCTTTGACGATCCAGGTGACTACATCGCTGTCGTTGCTCCAGTCCTGTTTTGGCCAGAGCTGCTCGAGCATCGATCGGGTTTTGCTGAGCGCCGTAGGCGTCAAATGCACTGTGGTGCTCATGGTAACCTGATATGCTTGAGCGTCCGAGTGGCTCGTTTCGCAGGGGCAGACGTAGCCTTTGGGACCGTTAAACATGATGCTCGAGCAGACCTGGTTGCTCTGAGTGCGCTTCTTACACTTCATCTTTCCTCCCTTTTGGCCTTGTCGATACAGCTGTTGCAGCCGACGTCCTCGATCCGGTCCTTAAGGCTAATCGATGATGGCCACAGGTAGCCTTGTCCACACAGACTCATGGTCCTGATCTCCGGATCACGGAGGTGGTCCACCGACCACTTAACTGTCATCTTTCCTCCTTGACTAGGTGGAGAGGAAGGATCATATCCGTGATGGATACGATCCAACCAAGCTACCTACTCTTAGGAGCGATGTATCCTGATCCATCGTTGTACATGACGCCTGAGCCGTCCGGCTCGTACCAGTAGCACTCCGGACCCTCGGTTCCATCGATCGCGTCGTCCTCGGCGGGGCACTGCCCGAGCAACGGTTCGCCCTGGGGACCTACGTTGCACGCTAGAGGGAGCACGACATCTTCCTCGAAACAGTTGATCCCGGACTGCACGATCAGCTCAGGCTGGTGAGTTGTCGTGGGTGATTGGCACGCGTTAGTGATGCTCAACACGACTCCGATAGTCGCTGAAGCGAGCCCCATCCGCATGATCTCTCCTTCTTGCCTTGATCCACCTTGATGATAGATCTTGAACCTTCCTCGATCCCATCGACTCAGTGCGTTGTCTTACCTAGAGGTCTTACTCGGCGGACTCGACCATCTCAGCCAACTCACCCTTGAGCGACTCGGCCAGCGCGTCCACGTTGTTCCTCTTGCCCTGAGTGCCATTGACGCGAGCGTCAACGAACTTGATGATGAAAGCCTCGACGTCTGCGTTGGCGATGCGGACCTGAGCGGCTGACTTGCGCTTCGCCCCATCGATCCTACCGTTGATGATGTAGTTGGTCATCATGTTCTGAGTGACCTGGTACTCCACCAACTCGTCGTCCTCGCCGATCTTCTCGACCGAGAAGGCCTTGAGCACGACGTTGGCTGCATCGCGGATCTCGCTCGCCTTGAGGTCCTCGCCGAAGTTGGCCAGGACGCGCTGGGCAGCGAACTCGATGACATCGATCTGGATCTTGGACATGATTCCTCCTGTTGAGATCTTGCGATTGATTGGATTGAGCTGAACAGATTGAGATATCAATCGACAGGATCGAGGAAGGATCAAGACCTACCTGCTTAAGTTGTCAAAGAACATATGAGCAGACTGATGGATTACATATCTGCTGTAGCAGCTGTAGTATTTTTTGCTGCTATATCTATTATATATCAAGATCCGGATCTTAAAACTGAGGCAAACAGCTGATCTAAATTAGATGATCGTCTCATTAGCGATCCATCGCTTAATCCGATTACGGATCTTGATGTAGTGCCCATTGTCCTCTAGATCGCCCGATCAGATTGTGATCTGATTAAGCGTTACAGAAGATGCACTTGTCCTTGTCGATTACGAAGCTCCGGGTGATCCCCTCTTGCTTGACCCTGAAGACTTCGTCGACTACCGCGAATGTGTCGCTTGAGCCGTCCGGGGTGGTCATCACCCAACCGCCTATGTGGCTAGGACAGATGTAGCGCTTACCTGCTACGTTGATCTCCTTGAGCCAGTCGAGGAAGTTGTTATCGTCCACCTCGTCCTTATCGATTTGGCGGTTGAACTCTTCCTCGGTGTAGTCGCGCTGATCGTCTTGATCCATGATCTCTCCTTTGATAGCGATTGATCTGATCAGGCGATCTAGTTGAACAATGGGTACTACATCACAACTATCCACCGGATCACCCGATCGGTTGTTGCTAGATCGGATTAAGCGTTGATCCCTTGATCCTCGACTTCGAAGTTAACCGAATCGATTACGGTGCTCGTGGTGCCTGGGCTGTACCAATCGTCTACATCGACCGACCAAGCCATGTGGTTTATGTTGCTGTTCTCGTTGTTGACGATGTGGACTAGGTGCATCGTGCCGCTCAGATCGCCACCATCACAGGTGTAGGTGATTGTGTCGATCAAATCGGTCAGGTTGCCTTCCTCGTTCAGCTCGTCGTAGTGAGCCTGGTCGATGTCGAGGTCGATCTTGTACGTCCTGGTTACCGTGATCTCCATGATCGTCTCCTTTGAGTAAGTACTTGAGCCGATCAGGTGATCTGGAGGATAGTTGTGATCAATCCTGATCATCTTGATGATCTCTCCATCGCTTGGAGCTACCTATCTACTTGTTGGCGTTAGTCCACTTGATTGCGTCGTAGAGGAAGTAGGCCATGCCGATTGGCTTGTCTTGGCTGACTAGCTCGAACGGCTCGTAATCGTTCGCCTGGAGGTAGTTAGCCACCTCGGCTATAGCTACCAAATCCATTTCCTCGGCCGGATCGTTCGGGTTGTCCATCTCGATTGCTCGGTAGACCTGCTCGACATAGTTTGGATCTGCGATGAAGCGACTCATGATGATCTCCTTGATCGTGTGGATTACGATGAAGAGATCATCAAGATGATCAGGATCTAGATACTTGAGCTGGTTGAGCTGCTCGATCTCTTAAGCTACTGATTAAGCGTTACATCCACATGATCCGTTGAGCGCTTTCTGGATAAAGCAGCTCGAGCAGATCGGATTACGTCGCTTGGTCCAACCATGTGGATTCATTGCTTTCTCCGCTTGAGCGTCTTGCATGTCCTCGCTGACGAAGCTGTTCTTGTTGATCGTCCAGCTCCTGAGCGCCTTGATCCTAGGCAACCTGCTCGCTTCTTTCTTGCTCGATCCATCGATGTGGTGGATTCGAGCGGTTGAGCGGCTGACCTTACCGTAGACGCTTGATTGCTTACCGAGGATCGCTTTTGCGCTTGATCGCTTAGCCATCTTGATCTCCTAATCGATTGATTGATTCGAAGATCGAGCAGCTTAATCAGCTCAAGTATCTTGCTCCTCATGAGCAATGTGCTTACTTAACCAATGATCTAGATCACCCTGATGATCCCTCCATCCGCTTAACTACTTAAGCGGCGTACTCGTGGCCCTCGATTAGATCGATTATATCGCACCTGGCGATATCATCGTTGATCTTGATGAGCCCTAGATCGATCTGAGCGGCTTGCTCTTCGTCATCGATGATAGCGTTCATGCAGTCTGAGCAGATCCAGACGCGGTGGTAGCCTATCTCGAATGCGTCAACCTGGGTGAGTTGGCGGATCGCCTCGATTTGATTCATGATCTCTCCATTCGATTGATTGCTTGATTACTACATCGGATGAAGGGATCATCGGGGTGATCTAGATTCGGATCGATCATCTTCTGGATCGCCTAATCGATCTTAACTACTTGAGCTGATTAAGCCTCGTGATCGAATTCGCAAGCGTCCTGGTCGGTTACGATGCTTATGGCGTCTGGATCGACTGCATCGCCATTTTCGATTAGTTCGATATAGCAGCTTGTGCAGATCGCCTGGATTGGGTTGCTAATCAACCCGAGCGCCTCGGTTACCTGATCGCCTTTTCCTTGAGCGATAAGCTGCTCGATCTTCTCGATCGACGTGATGTTCTGGATCATCTTAATCTCCCTTATCGGATTGAGTGATTGATCTACCGATTAGGCGATCTAGAAGATGATCGACCCTATCTTCCTAGCTATACGATCGGCGTGAGCCGAGCTGGGTGATTTATCAACGAACTTGTCTCAATCAACCTTATCGGCTCCATCCGATCGCGTTGATTAATCCGATATAGCAGCTGGAGTATCTATATCTTTTTTCTGCTCTATCAACTATATTATATCATCCTTTTTCAAGATCCTCAAGGCCGTTACGGGAGAATATCTGAAAGGAAGAAAAACTTGTATACTCACGCCACTGACTCTCTACGTGGTGATATCTGAAAAGCGGAAAAATCCTTAGATAGACAACACTGAATAAATACCGTTGAGCGATCTTGCTTGCTGCTATATAATACGAAAGTAGATAGGGAGGTGAAATAACTCATGGAGATCACTCAAGAAGACCTCGACAGAGCAATTCAAGTCTTCACTGCAGATCCAGATACATACGCTAAGGCTGCAGAGCACGCATTCCGCAAGAACGCCAAAGCGGCTGCGGAAGAGATTGCTAAGATCGCCCTCTATGCTGAAAGCGACAAAACTCGCCTGGACGCTTGCAAGTATATTACTGACCGTGTTCTTGGTAGAATCAAGGAACGCGAGCAAACCAGTAATGACAAAGAGCCATGGGAGGGTATCTTCGGAACCGTTACACGCGAACCCACAGCAGAAGAGCGTGCAAGTCAAACCAAGCACTAAACCACAATCCCACCTTAAAAATTCAAAACCACCTTCATCACACGTAAAAATTCAAAACAAAAACCTAAAAATAAAAACGCTAGCTAGAAAACTAAAGAGAAAAGTAAAAAGACATAGTTAGACTTTGATAAGACATACAATTCATATGAGTTAAATACCTTTCTACCCCCTATGTGTAGCTCATCTTCTTACTAAAGTCTCTAGAAAGCAACAAACTGTTTAACTCTATAGAAATTCGAAGCAACTGTTTAAGACCCTGTGGAGCTCTGTAGCAAAGCCGGGGTGGGATTCTGAAATTTCAATGAATGGATGTGAGGGTTGTGCCGCTAAGGACTGCTGTTGTTGGTGATACGGTTATTTTTCGCAATGTTGACGGCGAGACCATGAATGCTACTGTGCGGGGAGTTCAGCCGGCTGCACCTGTTGCTGGAGACTTTACCATAGCGAACTCTGGTACTGGTGGTACCTTGGGTGCTGCTACGTATTCTTACAGGATTACTAGTGTTGTTAATGGTGTAGAGAGTGCACCTGTGGCAGCGAAGACTACGGTTGTAGGCGCTGGTAGTACTAACAAGTGTACCATTACGTTCCCGAATGCTACGGCTACGAGCGTTTATGGTGTGTATGGGCGTACGGGTGGTACTGAGTTGTTTATGGCTTATACCACGCCTGGTGTTGCTGGGACGTGGGATGATACTGGTAGCATTACGCCGGCTGGTGCGCTGACAACTGCTGATGGGCGTGTTGGCTTGATTAATCCAACTAAGGGTTTGACAGGTGGCAGGCTTGGTGTTACCGCCATTAAGGCGACTGCGTTGCGTGGTGCAGGTAGCACTAACGTGTACATCAAGCGGTAAGGAGTTAGAGTGTTTCGTTTTCGAAAGTTGGCTGATTATAGTGAGGGTACGCGTGTAAAGCGCTTTGACCCTATGACTGGTGAGCCTTATCTGGTGGATCCAGTGGATGGGCAGGCTAAATCTTGGCCCCTTATTGGGGTAGCTATGGAAGGTAAGCCGCCTGTTAAGGACGCTATTAGCATGGACTACGTTGCTAAGGCGGTGGCTGAGGGCTGGGCGACTTGGGAGAACCACCGTGTTGTGCATCAGCCGGGTGGGCCTGAGGGAGATCCTTGGTTTGTAACGCATACTTTTCACCAGGCGGATAAGATTACTTTTGATGTGTTGCTCTTGGCTGACGAGAAGCAGGAAGAGTGGGATCCCGAGGGTTGGGTGAAGAAGTCCGTAGTGTACCAGGTTGTTAAGCAGCCTGATAAGGTTACGGATAAAGAGGGAAACAGTACTGTTGACTGGACGTTCCAAGTTGAGTTGGTGAGCGTTAATGGCTAACTTTACGTTTAACATTTCCAAGGGACGCATTGTAGAATATGCGAACCGTGTTAACGTTAACGACCCTACGAACTCTGTGTTTGGGATCTTGGTGCTAGCTACCTCTGGTATTGAAGCCGATGCCACTTTGATTGACGTTGATACTGTTACAGCTTTGGTAGCAGGTACAACCAATGAGGTGACGAACTCGGGTTATGCCAGGAAATCGTTGGATAATGCTACGGGTGGTATTGTCATCACTGTAGATGATACTAACGACCGTACGGATGTGGATGTGCCGGACCAGACATTTACGGCGATTGTTGCTGGTGATGGTTGGAATGACATCGTTTTCTTCTATGATTCGGATTCCACCGGTGGTACGGATGCTAACAACGTTCCGATGACTCAGCATGACTTTGTGGTTACGCCTGATGGTTCGGATATTACAGCGCAGATTGCAGCTGCGGGATTCTTCCGCGCTTCCTAGTTAGGAGAGGTCATGCCACGTCAATACTGGACTGCGCAATTGCCACCGTTGCACGTGGCAGATGCTACAGCTTATGCAACCTCTGTTACCCTTACCGATGTGTCTCGCGCACCCCAGAAGCAGTTGGCCGCGATGCAGCTGGAGGAGGGTACCGAGTTGGAGTTGGAGGCTCGTGGACAGTTTTCCAATACAGGTACTCCGACCTTGTTGCTTGGGTTCTATTACGGTGGCGTAGCTGGTGTGGCTTTGTCTGCATCGACTGCGGTAACGACTACGACAGGTGCGACTGCGTGGCCGTGGAAGCTACAGTATAGAGGTCGGGTTCGTGCGACTGGTACCTCTGGTCAGATTCAGGGTGATGGACTGTTGTACTTGGGGACATCGCTAACCGCGTTTACTATCCGTCCCATTCCGGAAGTCGCCGCGTCTCGCACAGTCACAATCGATACGACGATTGTGAAGACATTGACAGTTGGAGCCCAATGGGGAACGAGCTCTGCGTCGAATACTCTTACCTGTACAGATCTATCAGTCTTGATCCACAGCTAAGGAGACTCAATGTCTATTGGTTATACCACCAGCAAGGCGACGGTTGACAATACTATGGGTGGTCATGTCGTTGCTCTTAACAATGCTTTGCGAGCGATTTCATCGTTCAAGCTGAATCAGTTGGATAACTCGGCGGTCCTTAACGATACTGTGCTTGGTGTGCTTGGCTATAGTGGTGGTGAAATTACTACCATCCGAGCAGCGTACACTGATCTTGACAAGTTGAATCAGATCTCGCGGGCCGGTGCAGTTCAGGCGGCTACTAACAACTTCTGGTTCAATGCTCAGCTATTGGGTGGCATCCAGCTCCTGTAAGATCGTTAGACTCGTAGCTAGGAGGGAGCTAATCAGTGGCGCTTGTTATCGATCCGTCGACACCTGCGGCCGTTACAGGTAGCCCTTCAGCTACGACAGCTAGCTTTACACCACCAACAGGATCCACACTGTTGGTTATGTTTTCCGGTAACACTGGAACGGCAGTAGACCCACCACAGCCGTCGGTTACCGATAATCTTGGTGTTCATCTAACTTACACCCGTCATGAGTGGGGCGAGCACTCGGTAACTGGCCGTGAAGGTCAGTGTGCTATCTGGACTGCCGATGTAGTCACTAGTGCAGCTATGACGGTAACAGTTACTAACAATGACAATACAGATAGACATACAGCAGTTAAGGTGTACGTGCTGTATGGTGCAGCAGTTTCTTATGTTGGTACGCATGGTATAGGCTCGTCGGCTTCGGCGAATGCGATTGCACAGTCGTATACAGCCGCGGCCGACGATGCACAAGGCTTCATGGTTACTTGTGACTGGAGTGCTGTTGGGACTGAAACAGCTGGGTCACAGTTCACGATGGATGCTTCTGGTACTTATGTAGGTGGCCTGTTCTCTTACGGATTTGGTCGACGAACTAACCCAGACGATGCAATTGGTGGACTGTCTACTCTTAATGTTAATCTGCCTGGTACTAGCACTGATCTAACTTGGGCATACATTGAGATCATTCCGTTCGTTGGTGATCCAGCAGAGAAAGATCCACCACCTTACATTAACTGGCATGCTCCAGGTGAAGGCCTGACACCTAACGGTGTGCGGAATCCATGGCTGGGAACTGCTAACGCCGGGCCTGTTGACACAAAACTACGTATTCACGAATCAACACCAGATATGGTTGTTCAGGCAGTCGGTGCAACAGCAGCAGCAACTACTGCAACGTTTACGCCACCTGCTGGGTCGTTACTATTGGTTTTGTGGGCTGGTAACACATCTACCGCATCTGGACCATCTTCACCGACTATCACTGACAGTCTAGGTGCGCACCTAACTTATACATTGACTGATTGGCAGTCACGAGCTGATGCACCTACTCGTGATGGTCAGGCAGCAGCTTGGACAGCGCCCGTAACTACATCTGCACCAATGACAGTTTCAGTGTCCAACTCTGCTATATCGGGTGATCGTGCAGCAGGTTTGCAGGTTTTGGTACTAACTGGTCAACATGCAACGACACCAGTTGGAGCGCATGGTAAGGCTGGTTCAGCTTCAACTACACACATTTCGCAGGCTTATACCGCACAGGGTAATGGTGGACAAGGCTTCCTTGCCTTGTGTGATTGGGATAATACAGGTGTTCCTAGAGCAGGTATTGACTGCTATGTAGCTGAATCTAAATCAGCATTCCAGATTCCATCTGTAATGTCCTTTGGATTCTTCAAGCGACTTATTCCTGACGATGTTAACACCGTTTCGCAGCGTATCGATGTATTTCCTAATGCTGTTTCAACAAACTTGGCTTGGGTATACGTTGAAATTCTGCCTGTGCCTGCAGGTGGTGGACAGACTGTAGCAGTTGGTCAGGTTACGGAAACTAATACAGCTCAGCCCATAACGGGTGGTAAACGTAATACAATCGGACAGGTTGTAGAGACAGATACAGCACAATCTATTACCAAACGCAAAGCCATAACCATTGGCCAAGTTACAGAAACCGATACAGCACAGCCTATTGCGAAGATCAAACAGAAGCTTATTGGTCAAGTTACAGAGACTGATACAGCTCAAACGATAACCAGGGTTAAAGCACGTATCATAGGCCAGGCTTCTGAAACAGATACAGCACAATCGATTACTCGTGTATTTGTACCTAAATTTATTGCTGTTACGCAGGTAGTTGAAACTAGTACAGCACATGCTATTACTAGGAACAAGCGCAAAATCAATGGACAAGTTACAGAAGTAGATACAGCACAGCCTATAACGGTACGAAAAACTAGAAGCGTCACACAAGTTACAGAAACTAATACAGCTCAGAGCATTGCATGGAAGCATGTTAGGCTTGTTGCTCGTGTAACGGAAACAGATACAAGCCAGTCAATCACAGCTCGGAAAACCAAAGCAATTGGTCAAGTAACGGAAACAGATACAAGCCAAGCAATCACACGGAAAAAGACAAAGACCGTTGGACAAGTAACTGAAACTGATACAAGTCAGTCAATCACAGTACGTAAAGCTAAAACAGTCATACAGGTTACTGAAACTGATACAAGTCAGGCAATTACTCGCAAGAAAACTAAACTTATTGGGCAGGTTACGGAAACAAGCACAGCACAACCGTTCAATAGGCGCAAAGCTAAACTGATCGGACAGATTACTGAGACTGATACAAGTCAATCTATTACAGTCGTAGGTGCTGCTCGGGTAGTGAATCAAGTAATTGAAACTGATACAAGTCAATCAATTACAGTTCGAAAGACTAAAGCGGTTGGCCAGATTACAGAAACTGATACAAGTCAACCAATTACTCGCAGAAAAAGCAAGACAGTTACACAGGTTATTGAGACGAATACCGCACAGTCCATTAGTAGGAAGAAAACTGTTGCTGTTGTTCAAGTAACTGAAACTGATACAAGCCAACCAATTACACGTAAGAAAATCAAACTCATTGGACAAGTAACTGAGACCAATACAGCATTTGCCATTGTGCGTAGGTATATTCGAACTGTTAACCAGGTAACCGAAACAGATACTGCGAGGGCCATACAGCCTAAGCTTCGTGCACTGGTGGGGATGGTTACAGAACTTGATACTGCTCAGCCGATAACGCTACCTGGGAGTATTTCCATGGGCACAGTAAATAGGCATAGGGTTTACTTGCTACAGAAGACTGTAGCAGGCAATACTACCTATGTAAAGCGTCGTCCTGCTATAATTGTTGGTATAGCATCCAATAGTGATCCAATTCTACGTGTTAAACACACTGGTGAAGTATACGGAAATGCTTCAGTAGGTGTTCCGCCTAGAGGGCATCCTGACGCAAATGTGGTTGCAGTATACGTGACATACTAGCTGGAGGTTGAAATGATATTAGCATGGATTTGCTTCATCTTAGCAGCAATTCTTCTTACCGTTGAGATGATCGTCAATAAGGCTGTGAGCCTTGGTGGCATCGCAATGGTGCTTGTAGCACTTGGCCTTGCTATCACTGTGTGGCCGGCGGCTATAGGATGATAGAAGAGTTACCTGAAGATGCTGTCAAAATTGGTGAAGGTGTCTGGTACACCAAGATTGTTGACAAAAACGAAAACTGGATAGGTATTGTTGAGTGGCACTTAAACTCAATAGACAATTTGTGTGAAGGTTTTGTAGCTTTTGACGTTGAAACCGATTATATTCCTGCTCATGCGGCAAAATGGACTGTAGAATCCTTTGATCCACTAACTATTTCGCCTTCTGTACTATGCACTGTTTGCAATCATCATGGATATATTAGAGATGGAAGGTGGGTTGACTGCTAAAATGGGTAAGGTCGTCGATAAGAATGCGTACTTCCAGAAGCTCGGGCACAAACCTCACCCCAAGCAGTGGTTGTATCACAATTCACAGGCACGTTTTCGTATTGCCTGTTGTGGTCGACGGTTTGGTAAGTCACTTATGGCTGCAAGAGATTTGGAGCCTGAGCTTCTGGTGCCTGATCGGCGATACTGGATTGTCGGCCCAACGTATGACTTGGCTGAAAAGGAATTCCGGTATATTTGGAAGGACATGATAGTCGGTCTTAGGTTGGGCCGTGATAAACGCGTTAAGAAAGCGTATAATAAGCGATCAGGGGAGATGTATATCGAGTTTCCTTGGGGGACTCGTCTTGAATGTCGTAGTGCTAAGCATCCTGAAACCCTAGTTGGTGACGGTTTGCATGGTGTTATTATGTCTGAGGCTGCGAAGCATAACCGTGAAACATGGGAGCAATACATTCGTGCGGCGCTTTCTGACTATCGTGGTTGGGCTACGTTTGTTACTACTCCTGAAGGTTATAACTGGCTACACGATCTATGGATGCTAGGGCTTAGCAATGAGTTCCCGGAGATCGAGAGTTGGCGCTTTCCTTCTTGGGATAATCCGGTTGTATTTCCGCTTGGTCGGGATGATCCTGAAATCAAGCTTATCCAGAACACTACTGCTCTTGAATGGTTTATGCAGGAGTATGGTGCAGAGTTTGGTGCATTCCTAGGAAAGATTTACGGTGAGTTTGATCCTCACCAGCATATCTTACAGGATAAGTACCAATTCAATCCTGAGTGGAAAAACTACATAGCGTTCGACTGGGGCTTTACCAACCCAATGGCTGCTATTGAGTTCCAAGTGGACCCTTGGGATAGAATCTACGTTTGGCGTGAACACTACAAAGCATTTTGGCAACTTGGTGAGCATATCAACTTTCTAAAGAACCGTCGCGATAATCCTCCGGGCTATCACTTGGATCTGGGTTTTGGCGATGCTGCTGATCCTGCTGCTGCTATTGAAATGAGCGTTAACTACGTACCAACGTATGCGCTGCCGGAAGCTAAAGAGAATTGGCGTGAGGGTGTAGACCTCATGAAGCAATTCTTGAAGCCAAGAGATGTGTATTCACCGAATGGTTCGCTAGTTGTATGTGACGAGTATGGTACACCACAGCAGTCGCCGTGGATGTTTATAGATGCGTCGTGTACAAACACTATTCGAGAATTCAATAACTACCGAGCCAAAGAATCTCGACCCGAAATTAACCCTCGTGAAGCTGCTAAGAACTATGACGACCACGCACTGGATGCGTTGCGATACGCTCTAATGCATATCTTCAAACTTGGATGTACTCACAGCCTTGCAGACGTTGTAGACATCAACGATATGATGCAAAATCGTGATAACATGCGAGATGAGCTACCTATGGGTACAGGTGGCTTCTTCAATTCAGACGACCTAGATAACTTTTAGGAGCCAGAGATGTCCGAATCATCTCTTAACGCCCCTGTGGTTCTTGAAGCAGCCAATGCCGGGCGCATTGAAGTTGGTGAGTACGAGGATCCTGGTTCTGCAGCTTTGGATGCCTATGTAAGGGTACGCCAGACGACGCTCAGGTCTGCTATGGAACAGTATGACCTTGTAGGAGCTACTCACGATCCTGTAAATGGTTCTTTTGTAGTGCTTGCAGACCGTGGAGCTTCGCTATCGGTTGATACAGGCTTTAGGGAGATGGGTTCTTCACACCCTTCACCGTTCACTGCTTGGACGCGTGAAGAGTGGAATCCTAAGCTTCGGGACAAAGATGGTCTCCGTGAGTACTATCGAATGAAACGTGCCGATGGTATTGTTCGGGGGGCTCTCCGGCTTCTGAAAACACCTATTCAAGCTGGACGTTGGTTTGTTGAGCCTGCTAGTGATAGTGCACGTGATAAGAAGATTGCAGAGTTCATTGCAGAGTGCATTTTCGATGGCTTGAACGTCTCTTGGTCTAACCTTCTTGGAGACATCCTACTCATGTGTGAGTATGGGTACATGACCTTTGAGAAGGTGTTTGAGAGGAATGCAAAGCAGCAGATCGTCCTTCGTAAGTTGTCTCCTAGGCACCCACTCGATATTCGAGAGTGGTTGTACGATGAGAACGGTGGACCATTTGCAGTTATGATGGAACAAACAGAAATGAACAATGAACCAGTTATCATTCCAATTTCAAAGTTGGCTAACTTTGCTTTGGAACCTGAAGCTGGTGATATGTCAGGCATTTCTGTTTTGCGTTCAGCCTACAAGCACTACTACTACAAGGATACACTCTATAAGATCGATGCTATTCAAAAGGAACGTCACGGTATTGGCGTGCCTCTTATTAAGTTGCCTCCTGGTTATTCGCCAGCAGACAAAGCTGCTGCGGAGCAATTGGGCAGGAACCTTCGTACCAATGAACGAGCACACATTGTTCTTCCACCTATGTGGGAGGTTATGTTTGCAGTTCTAGAAGGTCAGCCAGTTGATTGTATGAAGAGCATCGAACACCACAACATGCAGATCATGGCAAACATCCTTGCACCGTTCCTTGATGATTCAAGTGTCGATCCTAAGTCAACTGATATGTTCCTTAAGTCGACACGTTACATTGGCTTGACGGTTTGTGATGTTTTCAATCATCACGTCATTCCACAGCTAGTCGATTTCAACTTCAGGTTAGGCACCAATCGTAAGTATCCTAAGATGCGTGTTCGTCGTATTGGTGAATGGGAAGACATCCGCACTATGTCGTTTGCACTTCGAAACTTCGTTGGTGCTGGTGCCGTTATTCCTGATGACATCTTGGAAGACTTCCTTCGTGGTGAGCTCGACTTGCCTCGCCGTGATGAAGAAACTTCACGTGGCTGGGTTATCGGTGAACCTGATCCAGATGCTGAGGAAGACTCAGTTGATACTAACCAACCTAAGGCGCCCAAGCCGGGTAGGACTGGCCTTCCAAGGCAGGCCAAGACTCCACAGGTTGGTAGTAAGAAGTCACAAGGGCGAGACGTATCGGGTGGTAGGTAATACAAGGTATGAAAAACCCGTTGCGTACATCGCTCAAGACACTATATAATCAAAACTAGGAGGACTGCGATGCCTCCCAAAGGGACGAAGGCAATGCCACGGGATGCTGCAGTGGTAACTGCCAAGAAGACCGCTACTGGGATGAAGAAGAAAACCAAGAAAAAGACTGTCGTTAGCAAGCGACAACGTGGGAGCTATTAATGGATGATGTTACTTACTATATCGACCTTTCGGAGGTCGAGCTGGCTGAAGGCCAGAAGGAGACGTGGCTACATGCCATGCCTATAGGTAATGTACAACATCCATTCTACGGCGAGATCGATTTCAGTCCTGAAGCTCTAAAGGGCTATGCTGCAAGTGTTACGAACCGTGTGATGGGTAATGTCGATCCAGTGATCGATTACGACCACATGATGTTCAATGGTGAAGCAGCTGGTTGGGTTAAGGACGCACGTGTTCAGCTTGACACGAAGGCTGAGAAGCCTGGATTGCAGCTGTTCGTCGAATGGACTGATGATGCTGCCAAGGCTATTAAGGGTAAGAAGTTCAGGTATTTCTCACCTACCTTCGCGGCTGAGTGGGAAGATCAGAATGGAACAAAGTTTTCTAACGTCATTCGTGGCGGAGGAATCACTAACCGTCCGTTCCTGAAGAATCTTGTTCCACTGAATCTTTCGGAGTTGGACTTCACTGCTCCGGTCAAGCCACAGATTAACCCTAAAGAGGGAGAACAAGAAGTGGATATTAAAAAGCTCGCGAAGGCCATGGGCCTGAGCGAAGACGCTGGTGAGGAGGCAGTGTACGCTAAGCTCGCCGAGCGACTTGCCACGCCTGCTCCCCCTCCTGCTCCTGTTGCGGACCCGATCGTTCCTCCAGTTGTTCCTCCTACTTTCCAGTTCACTGAGGATCTCAAGAAGCTGGCGGAGAAGAACGAGGGCGTCAAAACCCTTATGAGCGTCGTCGAGGGACTTGTTTCGACGAACAAAGACCAGGCCAAGCTGCTTCGTGAGACTGCCGTTTCTCAGAAGCTTGCTGAGTTTGATACCTCGCAGTTGGTTCTTACTACGCCTGCTCGTGAGTTGGCCAATAACATTGCACTTAAGCTTGACGATGAAGGCCAAGATGCCCTCTTCGAGCTGCTTGAGATGATGCGCGACAGCAATGCTGTTGTGGTTGAGCTTGGTGAGCGTGGGCGTTCCAATGCTGCACATGTCCGTGACACTTCGGCTGAAGCTACCTTCAATTCCAAGTGGGACAAGCTTATGAAAGACAACCCCAAGATGAACGTCGCGGATGCTATGGAGCTTGCTGCACAGCAGGATCCAGGCCTGTACAAAGCTTACCGTGCCGAAGTCGCTATTGTGAAGTCTGTGTAAGGGGAGGTGTAAAGAATGGCTCACGGTTCAGATTACGTCCTTACTAAGGGCTTCAAGGTTCTGGCGACTTACAACTCTTCAGCGGTTGCAGGTGTTACCAAGTTCCGCGGTGTGAAGTTTGCCACTGGTGACACGATCGACTTGAACGTTGCGGCTACCACGTTGGGTGTCGGTATCGTTCAGGAAGACATTGATGCGACTAAAGTTGCTACTGGTAAAGCTGTAGCGGCTGTTGCGATGATGGGAACTTCTAAGCTGGTCGTGCAGACTGCAGCTTCGATTGTCCAGGGTAGCCGTGTTACGCTGGGTAACGCTGGTGGTGCTGTTATCGCGGCTTCTACGAACCAGCAGATTGGTATCTGTATGACTACGGGTACTATCGCAGCTGGTGACCTTATCGATGTGTTCCTCACTATCGGCCAAATCGCGCCGTAACCTGAAGGGAGTTGAAACAGAATGCCAGTGTACGCCCCTACAGGTTCAAGCAACGTTCACATTGATCAGGCGCTAACGCAGATCTCTATTGCGTGGCCGAATCAAGGCCTTGTTGGACATCGGTTGTTTCTGCCTGTGACTGTTAAAAAGCAGTCGGACAAGTACTACATCTTTGGCCGTGAGGGTTGGCTCCCTGAGTCGGGAGATGTTCGTGCTCCTGGCTCTCGTGCAAACGAGATCCCAGGTCTTGCTGTTTCTCTTGACACGTACTTCTGTCAGGAGCATGCCCTGCAGATTGCAGTGACGGATGAAGAGCGTGAAAACGCTGATAGTCCTCTTGCTCCAGACCGTGATGGTGCTGAGCTTGTCACTTCGCGCTTGATGCTTGGTCGTGAGATCGCTCAGAAGACCATTGCAACCACTGCAGCCAACTATGCTTCCACCAACACCACTACCCTTTCGGGTACTGCACAGTGGAATGACTACGTTAACTCCGATCCAATTTCGGATATGCGTGTCGCTAAGTCGGCTATTCACTCGCGTATCTTCCTTGAGCCTACCCTAGCCGTGATTCCTTATCAGGTTATGACTAAGCTCGAGGATCACCCGGACTTCCTAGAGCGTATCAAGTATTCTGAGCGAGCTGTGTTCTCGCCAGAATTGCTCTCTAGCCTTCTTGGCGTTGGCCAGGTTGTGGTTCCAGGTGTAGGATTCAACAGTGCTAACGAAGGTCAGCCAGTTACCCTTGGTTACCTTTGGGGTAAGGATGTTATCTTTGCCTATGTTCCTCCGCGTGCTGGTCTTAAGGTTCCTGCCTACGGCTACGAGTTCGTGTGGGGTCCGCAGTTCGTTGATAGGTGGCGTGAAGAGGCTCGCGTGTCCGATGTGGTTCGTGTGCGTCGGCGTTACGACAACAAGCTCACGGCTCTTGGTGACGCTGGTACTGCTGATGCCGGCAAGTCGATTGCTGGATATCTTATCAAAACAGCGGTTGCATAAGGAGATATGATGCCTAAGTCGTACAAGGCTGTTACGTCTATCAAACATGGTATGCCTGATGGTCAGACTGTCACCTTCGAGGTCGGCGACACTGTTACTGGTCTTTCCAAAGAAGCTATGAAAGAGCTTTGGGATGCCGGTGCGCTAGCGGCTGATGACGGCACTACGTCGGATGCCCTTCAGCCAGATCTGTCCAAGGAGGTCCGTGAGGACGTTAATCCTAAAGACAAGTCGGTTGAGGAGATTGAAAGTAGCGCTCCTGATGGTGGTAAGGTCACTGAGCCTGTAAAGACTGAGAAGTCTGACAAGGCAGCACCAGTAGCAAAGCCAACCACGACGAGCACTACTAAGGCGGGTCTAGCAGCGCCTAAGCCTGAGTAATGTGCCGTCAGGAGGGTGCGGACCGGTTCTGATCAGGGTGAAAGCCTTGTCGTCCGCACCCTCCTATAAGTTTATATGCCTGAGGGAGGTGTATCGTGGCACGTGTAACATTGCTTGAGGTACAAGCGTGGGTTGAGGCTACAAAGTTTACCATTGTAAGTATTGCTACTTCGCCTAACGTAGACCTCCTCACGGAGATCGAAGAAGAGGTAGTCGTTCGTATTGGTACGGGTGCTTACGACATCTCTACTTGGACGGACGCAACCACAACACCAAAGATTGTACGAGTTGCGATCGCAAAGAAGTTCGTTGCTTGGATGTATCGCAGGCAGTATAGCGAGTCCATGTTGGAGGATGACGCTACATATGCTGCCTTGCTTGATGCTAACGCCGAACTGATTATCTCTGGCTTAGTAGATGGTTCGATTGAGATTCCTGGAATAACTGTACTTACAGGGGTTCCTTCGTTCTATCCTACAGATGCATCTTCAGCTCTGTTGCCTACCTTTGAAGATCCTTCACTAGGTCCGAACAAGTTCTCTATGGGAACGACCTTTTAAGGAGGTGAGACATGCCATCCTTTGGAAACTCTAAAGGCATGATTAATGGTTCCATGGTGAAATTTGCTGTTGGGGGAATGCGATTCGATCATGAGATCGAAGCAGGTTGGCAAATTTCGCCTTCGCTAGGTCTAGTAGCTGCTGATATCGATAGGCTTGGACTGAGTATTGAGAATACTCGCATACCGATTACACGTGCAATTGTTCAGGTAATGATTCCATCGATTGCTAAAAACTTTGCATCTGAAGGTCGTCCAGTACCTTGGGAGCCTCTTGCTGAATATACTAGGAGCGTCCGAGGTAATGCTGGACCTATTCTTAATAGGACTGGTAAGCTGAAGCGAGGCGTGACTAAGCTCCACATCTGGAAGATTAAAGACGACAGTGCAACTATTATTGAGCTTCCACAAGAGATCTGGTATGGAGCTGTTCACCAATCGGGTTACGGTGGTTTTGCTAAGTACGTAAAAATGGCTAAGGCTATGGCACCTAAGGGTGCTAGGCCAGCACAGATTACGCAGCTAGCGTTTAAACTACTAGACCAAGTTAGTCCTAGTAGACAAGCGAAGATTCATATTCCGCAACGACAATTTCTTATGTTTCAAGAAGATGACGTCGATGATATTCAACAGGTCTTTGCTGAGTGGCTTGAGGATGAAGCTAAAAAGGTTGGTCGGTTTGAAGGCCGTTCCGTCCGCACTGTGTGGGGAGGTCCGAGCTTCTGATGGCTGACAATATGACTGATGATATTCTCGTTGTAGCTGATAGACTCTACACGCTTTTGAATGCTGCTAAGGCTACGTTTATTTATACGGGTACTTCCACTGTAACACTACAAGATGTTTGGTTTGGTGATGATGAAACCGACCCAAGAACACCTTGTCTTGTTATAGAGCCTGGACTAGTAAGAAGTCCTCTGGCAGGTGTACCTTCGCAAGTTGAAAATACCCTAAACGTTGAACTATTAGTATATCACTCGACGCTGAATGTTCCAAAGGCACAATCGCGTAGAGAATGTATTGGTCTTGCACAAGTAATTCGTAGGTGGTTGAACGTCAATCATCTTCAGCTCTTGAACGTTGCTGGTGATAGAATAGTTATTCATGGTTGGGTAACTACCCTTGAACCTGGTTACGCCTACAAAAGAGGAACACTTCACAACGCTGTTCAGATGACTTGGACAGGTATTAGTAAGACAAGACTTCAAGCTCCATAGCGAAGGAGGATGTCGTGCCCATTCGGTACGAGGTCGAGAACACTCTGGAGGAGAGCGTTACCATTGATGGTCTCGGCGTTCTTCCTCCCAAGAGTACCACAGTAATCAACCCAGATGCAGTAGCCAACTTCCACTTCTCACGTGGCCTTCACCTATCGCAGGTTAACCTGCCTAAGGGTGTTGAGGTTACCTTGCTGACTTCTACCGACGAATAGAAGGTGAATCATGCCATATGGAATCGGCGCAGGAGGCCTTCTAGGCGTCGCGATTGAGGTTCTACCTGCCCCTGTTCAATCAGCTCTAGCAACTGCTACAACTGGTGGTACTATTACTGCGGGTACTTATCGTTATGTCGTAACAGCTATCAATGCTGTAGGTGAGACTATCGCCAGCAACGAGCAGAGTATTGTTACTACTGGTTCTACCAGTACTGTAACTGTTACTTGGGCAACTGTGACAGGTGCTACAGGCTATAAGCTTTATAAGACAGCGGCAGGTGGCGCTACAGGTACTGAGCTTCTGTACAAGACTGTTGGTGCAGTTGTCACTGACATTGATACCACACCTGGTTCTCCAGTTGGAGCGTTTCCACTAGCTAATACAGCTTTTGATCCAGGTAACTATCGTGCGCCTACAAAGTTTATTCCGTTCAACTCTGAGTCATTTGCGATGACAGAAGCGACTGTATTTCGTCGGCCTATTAGACAGTCCGCAGATGTTATCGGAGCTGTAGCGGGTAACGAACACGTTGAAGGCGACGTTGAGATGGAGGCCCTTGAGGATTGTATTCCTTATTGGCTTCTTGCAAGTCGTTATACCTGTGTCAAAACTGGTACTACACCGAACTGGATCTACACGTTCACGCCTAACTCGGCTGCAGTTTCTTCTCGTACTCTTTCCGTAACTATTATTCGTTCCGATCAGGTTTTCGGTTATGTTGGTGTAACTACAAGTTCGTCGCGTTTTGGTATCAATGAAGGCATGCTTACCTTTGCTGCGAGTCTTACAGCCCGTAACGAAGCAGTACAAGCTACTCCCGGTTCGGTCACGTGGCCTACTACAGCTCCTTTCGGTGCTGGTACCTACACTATCGAAATCCCCACAGGAACTACAGTTACCGACACTGACACCTTTGAGTGGAGTGTCGAAAACAACGCAGAGATGCAGTTCCGGTTGAAGTCTACCGGTCGTGGCTCAGACTTCACTAAGTATGGTGAGCGAGATCTTACCATTTCGATGGAACGAGACTTCCTTACCCGTGCAGATTACGACTTGTTCAAATCTGTTACTTCGCAAAGCATTACACTGACAAGCTCTAAAGGTATCAATAACCTCATCACACTATTCACACCTGTAGCTATTAAAGAATCCTACGCTACCAACCTTAGTGGTCAGGGCGATCTTGTTCGTGGGTCTATTACTTATCGCGCAATGATCAATGGTTCGGGTGTTGCAGCAACAATCACCGTTAAAACGCAAGAAGATATTGCAGTCTAAAAAGAAAAGTAAAAAGACATGCTTAGACTTTAGTAAGACTAACAATTCATATAGGTTAAATACCCAACTGAGGGTCGTATGTATCTGATTGTCTTACTAAAGTCTAAGTACTTTAGGCGCTTCGTCTTAGCCCCTGTGGCGTTCTGTATAGCAGCAAAGAAAACATTTAAATATTTCGCTATTTATCAGATCATTGTTAGGGAAGAGGGATCCCGAACTATGCCTATTGCAACAGTTAGTCCAGATGATGAACCGGTTACGGAGCAGTTGAAGACCTGCCCACCAGATGGATTCGTTATGCTTCAGAGGCTCTCGCATGGTCAGAAGATGCATCGTCGCCAGCTCTCCAGCAAGATGTCTATGAAAGCTGGTAAGGGTAAGAAGGACGTCGAGACAGTTATCGAAGCCTTCAACACTGCTACAGAACTATATGACTTTGCGACTTGTATCGTAGATCACAACTTGACCGACAAGTCAGGGCGTAAGCTGAATTTCAAGATTGCTGCTGATGTGCAAATGCTAAAGGGACCGATCGGCGAAGAGATCAGCACACTTATGGATAACCTCAACAACTTTGAGGCAGATGAAGAAGTGGGAAACTTGTCGGAGCCATCCGAGACTTTGTCGTAGCGAATAGAAAGTTCACTGACGACTTAGAAGAAGATGGCAACGAGTGGTTGAATAGCATTATCCTCTGCAAGGAAATGCGAACACTCCCGCGAGCTGGTGGTTTGAACGATCAAGACAGTTTGTTTGTTTATGTATTGTCTCATTACGAATCTGCCAGACTCGAACGTAAAAGCCTAGACGAGAAGAGAAAATCAAATGGCCGCCAGTACTAGGGAGGTATTCCTACTACTTAGGGCACGTGACGAAGCCTCACGTGTCCTTCGCGGCTTTAGCTCTGAACTTGTTAGGTCCTCCGCAGTCATACAAGCTGCTGCTATGCGCACTAGGGCTACGGAGCTGCAACGAGAAGTCTCTGCAAGACGTCAAGAAGCCGCTTTGCTTTCGGTAGCTGCATCGGAGAAGATAGCTGCTGCAGCTGCCCAAAGCAAGCGAATAGCTGATGCTAGAAGTTTGGGCGTTTCCGACCAACGTATTTATTCTATGCGTGAAGTGGAGCGACGACTCAAGGCTGAAGCTGCAGAGATCAACAATAAAATACGTGTAATGGATAAAGAAACCTCTGCTATGGTCGCAGAGATTCGTATGCTTGATAGGCAGTCTTCTGAGCTAGAACGAAGTCATAGACTTAGGAGACAACTCGCACAAGGTATTGTAGCCACAGGTGCTGCACTGGGCACTATAGGTGTAGGTCTGCTTGGTGCTGGCGCTGCAATATCCTACTTCTTTATTCAATCATTCAAGTCCTTCCAGGAATATCAACGACAAGTAGCTCTTACGCATACTCAAATTGACGGCTTCACTGCATCTCTTAAAGATGTCAGTGAGATCGGTTTGCGCGTCGCTAATGAAATTCCTGTAGCGTTCGAACAAATTCAACCAGCACTGTTCGATATCTTTTCGTCGACTAATGCTAACTTGGCACAATCCGAGATGCTTCTTAGAAGCTTCTCCAAAGCTGCTGTTGCGGGTCAAACAGATATTCAGACAGCTGCTCGTGGTACTCTTGCCATCATGAACGGTTTGAACATTCCGTTTGAGAGAGTCAACGAAGTCCTAGATGTACAGTTCGAACTTGTTCGTAAGGGTGTTGGTACCTACGAAGAGTTCGCTAAAGTCTTTGGTAGGATTATTCCTGCTGCTAACCGTTCACAGCAATCCTTTGAAACAGTAGCAGCCATGTTGGCATTCATGACCCGTAACGGTCAGAGTGCGGCACAGGCTGCTACTGCTGCTGCTCGTGCACTTGAGCTCTTTACACATCCTAAAGCAGTTCAAAGCCTCCAAGCAATGGGTGTTAAGGTTCAGGATCTTAAGGGTAACTACCTACCTTTGATTGACATCCTAAAGCAGCTACGTGTACAACTATTGAGGATCCCACAGTCTGATAGAGTCGCAACACTGGTTGATATGTTTAAGGGTGCAGGCTTTAACATTCAGGCTCGACGGTTCCTTGAGCAGGTAGTACTCGGTGCTGGTGAGCTTGAGAACTTTGAAGATCTACTTAAGTCCATGGGATCAGCTGCTGGCGTTATGGGTGATAAGTACGGCGAAATGGCTGACACTGCAGCGTCCAAGACGCAATTGCTTGCCAACCGATGGGAAACCTTGAAGGTAACCTTTGGTGAGGCTGTAGCACCTGTTCTATTGAAGATTATGGCTCTCTTCAGCCAGCTACTTAACTGGTTTAATAATTTGAGCCCAGCTACCAAAAAGATGGTTACCAATGTTATGTTGGTTGCTACTGCACTGTCTATCGTAGGTGGTGTAGCACTAATCTTCCTTGGTATTCTTGCAGGCATTGTAGCTGCAGTAGTTGCTGCTGGTACAGAAATACTTATCATCATAGGTGTGCTTGTTGGTCTTGCAACAGGTGTTGGTGCTGTAACTGCTGCTCTCGGATTGGCTTGGATTAAGAGCGAGCAGTTCAGAAGTATTGTTCGCGATATGGTTACTGACGCTAGGAATCTTTGGAAAGAGATCGAAACGCTTGGTGGCAAAGTTCGTAGTGCATTTAAGACTTATGGTGCACCTGCTCTTGAGCGACTACAAGACATAATTGAAACGCGTGTTCTACCAGCACTTCGCATCTTCCAAAAAGAAGTTGCGGATATTATGATGCCTAAGATTGTTGAAGCTTTTAGGCTCATAGGCGGATACGCAGAAAGTGCTTTACAATTTATTGGCAAGGTCATTAACGATTATGTTATTCCAGCAGTAACAAAACTTGCAGACTGGTGGGGCAAGAACAAGAAAGAAATCATGCCTTTCATCGAGGCTGCAGCGCAAATGGTTAAGTGGTTCCTTATCATTGCCGCTGTGATAGTTGGCTCTGGAATAGTTGGTGGCATCCTTGTTATTATAGCTACTGTTGGTGTGCTAGTGGGCACATTCATGGCTATCGTAGAAGTCTTCAAGTTTGTTAAGTCTGCAATAGGTTCGTTCATAGACTTTCTTACAAGTTCCGCATCAAGTGGAACTAGTGCAGTAAGCGATACTTGGAACAGTTTTTGGACAACTGTAGTAGGAATGTTCACTAGTACAGTTGACTTCCTACGTAGTATATGGGAAGCGTTCTGGGCTGCTTTCGGAGAGCCTATTAAGGCTGCATGGGAGTTAACTAAGGCAACCATTGATCTGGGAATTACAATTGCACTTCTACCTATTCGTGCTGTTATTGAGGGACTACGACAGATCTGGGAAGCTACCTGGTCCGTCATTGGTGGTACTGTTAAATCCACTTGGGAAGGTATCAACAACGTTTCAAAGACTATGCGCGATACAGCAGTAGACATTTGGAATACCTACGTTGCCATGGTTAAAGATACTTGGAACACTGTTGTGCATACAGTTACCGATGCACTAGAATTCCTACAAAGGTTCTTTACTGGCTGGCGTGATAGAATTATCAACACGTTTATATCATTGTCAACTAATATACGTGACTTCTTCAAGAACCTTGCACTGGACTTGTACAACTCAGGTAGTAACATAGTTGATTCATTGATTGATGGTATCACCTCCAAGATGAAGAAGCTGACAGACAAGATTAAAGAGATCACCCAAAAGATCAAGGACTTCTTCCCAAGCTCACCTGCGAAGACTGGGCCGCTGTCCGGATCTGGAAGCCCATTCAAGTCTGGCCAAGCAATTGCTGACATGCTTGCAGCTGGTATGATGTATCAAACAGAAGCAGTTCGCAGTGCTTCCCTTAACCTAGCCGATGCAGTTACTCCCATTCCTAACTTGTCAAACCAAAGTAATCTAGCCCCTGTGGCTCTTGGAGCTAGCACCGGGTCGCCATTCATGCCGACGAAAACCAATAACGTCACTGTGAACGTATACACCAATGAGATCGATCCACGCGCTACTGCTACGGAGCTTGGGTTCGAGCTGGAAGGGAAGTTGTAATGGCTTTAACAAGCGATTTTACCTTCAAGCTCGGTAACTCAGGTGTAGAGTTGAACACCGATGTATCACTACCATTCGTAGACATCACAAGCGTTTCAGGTTTGGACAATGCTGCATACAGAGAAACCGAACGTGATCATGAAGGTGATGACGGTGGTTTTATGGATGCAGAATTTGAAAAGGGTCGTAGAATACTACTAACAGGTGATGTGTACTGTGATACACTAACTATGGAAACTTATCTAGATGCTTTGAAAGAGAATTACGCACCAAGTACTTCGCTTGTTCCGTTCTATCTAAAAGCTCCTGGTGTTAGTGAGCGCTACTTGAGCGTTAAACCTCTTGGTTGTAAATATGATTGGGAGACAGTACGACGTACAGGACAAAGCCGTATACAGTTTTCGATGTACGCTGAAGATCCACGTATTTATGATTCAGCGCTCACCTCTTTGAACATTCCATTCGCCACAGGTGGTAGTTTGGGATTCGGATTCAACTTAAGCTTCAACTTCGGCTTTGGTGGTTCGGCTGGTTCTGATGGAGCGTTTGTTAACAATACAGGCAACAGACCAACACCTGTAATCTTCACCATTAACGGTCCTAGTGAAACACCTACGATTCGTGACGATACACACGGTCATGCACTAACGTTCAACATATCATTAGCTGCTGGCGAAACACTTGTAGTGAATACACAGTACAAGACAGTATTGTTGAATGGCGCTACAAACAGACGTGGAACTTTGGTTAATCCCGATTGGTTCTTCCTGCCTAAGGGTCAGACATTCCTTAGGTACAATGCACTTACAGGCACTGGTAGTAGTATGGATGTAGCGTTCCATTCTGCGTGGAGATAGGAGAGTGAGAACCACATGACGCTGATGAACCCACCAGGATGGCTACAAAATGCTGGTGCTACACACACTGCAGCTCAGATGCGTACCTACACCGGTAGTGTCCTAGCTGGTATTGCTGGTGCTAGTGGTGATACCCTACGTCCTTTGGGTGGTCTGCATCCAGATCTTGGAACTGAATGGGTAGTTACCCAAGCAGGGTCACCCAACATGACTGTTCTAGTAGGTCCTGGTGTAGCAGCTATTCCAGGCAACGAGAGCAATACACAGGGTACTTACTTCGTAGCAAATGATGCGATTGTTACTCTGACTATTACAGCAGCACATGCTACATTGCCTCGCATCGATATTGTGGTTGTGAACGTTCGTGATCAGGTTTATAGTGGTGCTAGTAATGACTCACAATTGCAAGTTGTTGCAGGTACACCTGCTGGATCACCCGTAGCACCCACAGCACCTAACAACTCTATCACAATTGCACAAGTACTTGTTGGTGCAGGTGTCACATCCATCATCAACGGTAACATTACTGATGCACGCTTTTACATGGCAGGTGTTGGCGGTGTTATTAAAGCTAGGAACGATGCTGCTCGTCCTGGCACGTTGAACATTGGTGAAGGTCAGCTAGTTTGGACTGCTGATGCTGACAAGCTTTATATCTGGGATGGCGCTGCCTATAATGAGATCTACTTCTCCGGTGCCTGGACTACATGGGTACCCACGCTAACGAACATCACAGCTGGAGCAGGTGTTACTACAGCCAGGTATCGAAAGATGGGCAAGACGTTAGACTTCCGCTTTAAGTTCAAACTTGGTGCTGGATCAGTTATTGGTACATCTCCAAGGTTCTCTTTGCCCTTTGCGATGCATGCATCTTATGTAACCTTGGAAGATATTATTACGGCTACCGTAATGTTGTATGATGCTGGCACAGCTAACTATATTGGGTCGGTTCGTGTGATCAACTCTACTACACTTGAACTTATGTCTATTAACGCTGCAACAGCTATTGCCTCAGAGGCCGCTACTACAGCTACAGTTCCATTTACCTGGACCACTAATGACACTATGTCATGTAGTGGAACTGTCGAACTAGCATAAGGAAAATTAATGGCAAAAGTAACCTACGTATTTGGAGATGTACTTACTGGTGCTGTGATTGATGAAATCCCACTCCAGGGTGTATCTATGACACGTGGGTTCGGCCAAGGAGAGTTTAGAGGATCTTTCCAACTAGATCAAACAGGAAAGAGTAATAGCGACCTCATAGCTGCCACTGAACAAGGTCGTTCCTACGTTATCTGCGAACGAGACAATCAACCTATATGGGGTGGATTTGTTTGGACTCGAACCTATCAAAGTCAAGCTAAAATCTTCCAACTTTATTGTAGAGCTTTTGAACACTATCCAGAATACAGATTTGTGCGAAGCGACATCCTACAAACCGATGTAGAACAGCGCAACATATTTCGAACTCTTTGGTCAACAATGATGGCTGATCCTAATAGCCTTCAAATAGACTTGCCAGCATCGTTTAGTACAATCATTACCAAGTCCTTGGATATTAAGGCTTTCGAGTTCAAAACATATCGAGAGGTAATGGATACCATTACTAATGGTGATGATGGTTTTGATTGGACAATTGATGTTGCTAGGGTGGGCGGAGCTTACACTAGAACACTTCGAATCGGTTATCCAACCTTAGGATCAGTTGAGTCTGTAGTGTTCGACTACCCTGGAAGTGTTCTAAATTACTGGCAAAATGGTTCTATGGCTCAGCACGGTACAAATATCTTTGGTTTAGGTTCTGGCGAAGGCTCTACTATGGTAACACAAGAAGTCATTCATAGTGATCTTATATCGTCACGCTTTCCTAGATACGATACAAGTATAAGCTTCAAGGGTATATCTGATCCGACTCAGCTAACAAGTTTGACTACACAAGCTGCTATAATTAGAAAAGCCGGTGTACCTGTTATTACAGCTGAGGTAAAGGGTAATCTAGAACCAGTATTTGGTGGTTATGGTTTGGGTGATGCTGCTAAGGTCTACTTTGTAGATCCGAGTCATCCAGAGCCTTCAACACAACTATTCACTTCACGTATCCTCGGATGGGAGTACTATCCATCATCTGATGATCACGTAGAGTTTGCACGTCTAGCCTTCGAGGGAGAGGATTAAGATGCTTGCAAACAGATATGACGTTGACCCGAATAGACTAAGGGGTCAAAAGAATATTACAGAGCATGTCCAACTAATGGGCAAACGTATCAAGGATCTAGAAACAGGATTGCAAGCAGGTCACACAGCTATTGAGAATGGTGACTTCACAGTACGAAATGGTGACATTATTGTCAGTGAGACCGATGGCTCCATTGTAATGCGAATCATCCATGGAGATATTCCAGAGATTAGGATGTTTCCATTAGGTGAGACTGATACGCATCTAGTTTCGCTATTTGCATTTGATTTCAACGCTGACCCATTAGTTCCCAACCAAGCTGTACAACTCTACGTTGCTAAGGAAAGCGGGCTCGATCCTGACGGTGGTAAAATTCTACTAACTAGAGACTATTCAATTCTAAGTTGGCAGCCTTTTACTGGTGCGGAATCTTACATTCGACAAGATTCAATCGGATTCCTGTTCCATGGTATATGGGCTAATCAAGTTCAAGCTAGCGCTAACGATGGTTTATATTCTGGTTGGTTCACTGCAACATCAGGTTTTACTACTTGGACGCATACTTACTTCATTCCATTTACTACCATCGTAGCTCCAGTGTTTAGCGTGGGAGTGAGTGGTACAACGATCCAGTGGGGTATTGAGAACTTCTCCGCTTCTAGTTTTATTGTCAGGTTCTCTACCACAACTGGAAACAAGTTCGTTAGCTTCTGGAACTTTAGGACAACATAACATGAAGTCTTTACGTGTGCTATCAGCTCTGTACAACGAAGAGACAGGCTTCATCGAGGTCGCAAAAGAAATAGTTCTAGACGACGATACAATCGAATATGCAGGTCAGAGTTTTCATCCTGAAACGTTAGAGTGGCTAGCTGCTGTGTATGACACTCACGACTTGGATGAGCTTGTTGATTTGGTTCTGTACGAACCTCATGTGGAAAATATTTCACCTCTACAAATATCTGCTGAAGCAGCTAGAACTTTGCACAAGGAAAAGATTGACGAGTTCAAGAAGGATAAGAAACCTAAGAAGGCTGCTTCGAAGGCTCAGATAGCTGCAGCACTAACTGCCAGTCCTGTAGATAACAAGTTTGCAGCTGCTGCAGAAGAAGATCCTCTCGACTTTATTAAGCGTACATGTCCTTTTGATGTTGAAGCAGTTAGAGCTAAGCATGAGCACGTTAGTGATATCAGGAAAAACTTTAAAGATACACGAACACAGAAACGTGTCATTTCTGATCGTGAACCAATTAGAAACAGGTTGCCTCGAAGCGAACCTGTTAAAGAGCTTCCGCCTGTAATATTGGAGGGGAAGAAAAGAAAGAATTCAGTGAAGGACTAGGAGGGATGATATGAAGAAGAGTGATTTTTGGTGGCGATTAGTTAACCTTAATCCTGCACTTTATCGTGGGGTCATCATGTCGACCATTTGGGCGTTGACTTCACTTGGTATAGCTGTCAGCGATACTGTTCCAAATGCATTCATCGTTCTGATCGGTGCAGTGTTCGCTATGGCACAAGCATTCTGGACGAAGCCGGCTGTTACGCCTAATGCAAAGGTTGTCGTCTATATGGACGATCCAAACAATCCCAAGCAGGTCTCTGCTGGTGAAGGTGTCACTACTGCTAGTGACAAAGCAATTATAGAGGCTGCTCAAACATCTGGAGAATAGTATGTCCTATGCTCCTAGAACGTTGCTAGATACACGTCATGTATATCAAGAGTATACAGGCTTACCTGATGTCGAAGTCGGCATCGTAGGTGATACGGCTCACGATGGTGGTTATCATCAGGGTTGGGATAATCGCAGGATCTCAAACGGCCAACTAAATGATTACTCCTGGGAAGAGTCTTCTCGGGATTGGAGCCACAAGACGAATGCAGCTTCTGCTATCGACTTTGGGTGGTTCGACAAGGTAATCGGTGGCAAGCGTGTGACCTTGATAGATTTCAATCTATGGATGGTAAAGGAGCTCGAAGCTGGGGCACCTGACACTCTTGACATTCGGTCGTTTATCTACACTCCTGATGGTGTAAATGTTAAGCGTTGGGATCGACTGAAGAAGCGAAATAGTGGTGATAAGTCACACTTGAAGCATTCTCACTGCAGTCGGTTCCGTGACGCTGAAAACAAACCATTGGCACCATTGGTCCAGAGGTTCTTCCGGCAATACGTGAAGGGATCCATAGATATGTTTATGCTGAAAGTAATCGGTGACCAGAACCCGTCAATCTACATCTCGGATGGACTCAACACACGTCCTCTTCCGGAAGGTCAGTGGGGACTCACTGGTGGACCGCTTAAAGCTGCAGGAGTTCCCCTTCTGGAGTACCCTGACATGCCATCGCTTCTTAAGGGTGGTGGACCTCTTGTCAAACCTGCTACTGACGGTGGCTCTACTCCAGTTGTAGGAACTGCCAATGTTACTGGTGGAACGCTAACCTTTGGACCTGTTGAGGAGTAATCATGGGTGTGGAAATCGTCACTGGCAAGTACCAAGCGCATGAGACTCTGTTCTTTCTTTTGAGCATAATCTTGAGCATTGGCTACCTGTTTGTATCGGTTCCTCCACCCCAGTCTTTGCAAGCCCTATCGCCCCGTTGGGTTGTTATATCGTGGGCGATAGGGCTATTAGTATCAGGACTCATAGGTACTTGGGCTAGTCTTTGGCGACGTACTGTGTTTGTGCTACAAATGGAACGTGGTGCATTAACTATATGTACAGGTGCGCTATTTCTCATCCTGGGTGCATTAATTATGTTTACTGGATCTCAAGCTGCCTTTAGTGTAGGCTTCATTATAGCTTGGATGGTAGCTAACACTATTAGGTCTCTAGAGATAGGGCAAGAGATTAAAGTCATAACTGATATTGTTCAGGCAGGTGAAGCAGATGGCCTTTGACTGGGGTACCGTATTTGGCGCCGGCTTCGGGGGCGCGGCGCTGTATGGTATCACCCAAATCGTAAAAGCGGTTCTACAACGCAAAACGACGAATGCTGACGCTGCGGCAAAGTTAGCCCAATCAGCTAATAGCATCATCGAGACCGTTCGGAACGATGCAGAGAGATCGATCGAAGCCGCAGGTGAACAAGTCAAAATTGCTCGAGCGGAGCTTGTTCAAGCTAGAGAGGAATCCAGGAAGGAAGTTAACCAGGCGCGTATGGAAGCTGCGGAAGCTAGACGTGAAGCAGCTCAGGCTCAGAGGGAAGCAACAGAAGCGCGAAGGTCCTCGGATGAATCCCTATATCTTATGCGGAGGCTCACAGCGGCAATCTTGAGTCCATACGCTACTATTGAACAATTACGCGAGATGGTAAGCGTCAACGGCACAAGGATGTCAAAGCCTTCGGAATAGACAGATAGACCCTGGCATTGGTCCTTCACGGATCATCCCTCAATGCCAGGGTCTATCTTTCTCTAGTGGTCAGTCCCTAGTGCCTCTTCGATACTCTTCCTCCACGCACTCAGCACACTGACCAATAAGATTCTTTCTCCACCAACCTATCCGCTTAGCACAGACATAGCGTTCGTAACGATGTGCACTGTTACCTTTGATGTAGAAACCCGCTTCTAGACCGGGGCAGTTATACGTTGTTTTCATGTAAGATCCTTCAAAGCGTGAAAGTATGTCTTGTCATTAACGGTTCAGCAGCAAGGGTAATCGCTAGCCTATCACCATGACCCCACATCCATGGAGTTATAAAATCTATACCCCAAGTGTTATGAAAGGGTAGAACCTGGTTTCTTGCTGTGTCGTATACAACAGATCGATCAAATATTTTCTCCACACCAAACTTGTACAGATATAGATGTCCTCTATCTGCGTACTTTAAGTTCTTGGGAAGATTGGCAAAGATCCAAGAACCGTTACCACTATAGGTTGCATTACCAAATTCAAGCTCAATTCGAACACAAGATCCCATGTCCTTGTAGTTGTTGAGATATTTTCCTACAAGGGTACCGTTATGCAACTCTGGTAAATCTTTTAAGGCCAACCAAGTTGGTAAGAAATTAAAGTTATTCATATTATGCTTCCCGCAACTGATGAAAGTATGTCTTGTCATTAAGTGTGAAAGTTCTGTAGTATGCATAGTGCTTAGTAGCGTCCATTGCGTGTCGCATGTTAGGTAACCAGAGACCTAGCTTCTTTAGCCTATCATCGTTGAAGAAGACCGTAGGATCATCGTTAGCATCCTTTCGACCTTTCACCTGTGAAGCACTTTGCATAACCAGCTTGACGTTTGAATTCGCCTTGTACATCTGACCTATAAGCTTGACCACACCGATATACTCTGCAGATATGTAATCGATCTTATCTCTATCAGCATCACTCTTCCTAAATTCGAATCGTTCACAGACAATATGGATCTTCCGACTAATTCGTGTATCGATGATTCCTATTATAATGTTGAACAGTTTGAAGTAGTGATTGCCATCGTCGATATGTCCACGTTGTAGACCTGTACTAGAATCGTAAGAGCACCAGCCAGTAGTACCACCAGGATCGAGAGCTAGGATAGCAGGTAGTTCAGACAGCTCCATCAGGCATCTTTCCTATAACGACTCGATTTTGCCAGTACTTCCTATTGTGTGCTAGTACACGCGAATCTTCGAATTGCATTAGATAGTTGAGGAACTGATCTGCCTGATCAATAGAGCTACACCACACTTCACGATTATCAGGGTCCTCTAATAGCCACATAACAACTGTTAGAGTCTTACCAAAGCGTCTCCCAATTGACCAGACTACACCACTCATGCGAACCATCTCTCTAAGCCCCTGTGGAGTCTTGCTACTGGAGGTTATCATAGATAGGAATTTAGAAGTTAATGTGAGACTTTAGTAAGACTTGAGAAATTTTCTAGCTATGTAAAGGTATTTAGCTATATGTAAACTTAAGTCTTACTAAAGTCTAACTATGTCTTTTTACGTTTCTCTAAACTTTCCTAAGCTTGGTTTCTCTTTGCAGCTCTAGCAGCGCTGAACGTTCTTGTTCCAATTCATAAATCTGGCTATTGATCCTGGCGATCCGTTTGTTGATACTGTTCTCACCTTTGATACTGATCATAATGTTCTTAGGATCAAAATTAGTCTTGTCACCATCTGCAAAGCTAACGCGCTCATTACCCTTAAGAGGTCTTCCCAACTTCTTTTCGGCAACGAGATGATGTGTCAGCTTGCGTCCAAGTTCTGTTTGGGTGTAACTGTAACCATTCTGAGCTATACAAATGTCACCCAGCTTCGCTCTCGTGCCTCGGGGCATCCGTAGTCACACCTCCTCGCATCGCAGGCCTCTTGGGGCTAGGATCAAGAGTTTCAGCAAGCGCCCTAAGGAATGCTGCAGCGGCTTGTTTGTTGTCAGTCTCTATTCTTGACTTGAGCTCCTCATGTTCTCTTATTCTTCGATCTTCCCGGTGAACTGTTTCGAATACCTCAATTTTTATCATCTAGCGCCTCAATGTGAAGGTGAAGTATTTTTGTTGTTCAGCACAGTGTGCACAGTTGTAGCATGCTGCTTCTAGTTCTCGAAGCCTTTGCAATTCCTGTTCTAGTTCAGCTGTATGAACCATACGTATGATCTGTTTAGTAACTGCTTCACGTTCAAAGTCCATAATCATCTGTGCGTTTATTGCAGATGATAGTTCTTCGTGTGTAATGAGGACTTGACTGTAGGTTGTAAATACACCACGAAGTATCAAAGCATTCATGGACATATCTTCTTGTGTCTCAAAAGTTATACAGTCTCTAACGCCCTGTTCGGTTAGGAGTCCCATCATCCTTCTCCGTGCATGATTATTACTTGGTTGTCACCTTGACCCATTACAGATCCAGTAGGCTCACCTAAATAGTCCTTAATGTATTCAAATGTATCCTCAGATACAAACCAAGTACTTCCAGCTATAGAGTTGTCAATGTTTTCTTCATCACATACGTGACACGATATGATATACGTTACCACTAGAGGTTGCCCCAATGTGATCCTACTGATACGTCGACAGGAAATGGTACGTAGTCTGTAAACTCGCTACCCTTAGCCATCATTACTTCTTGCATCATTGCTATGACTTGCTCCGCTTTATCTTTGTGTGTTTCAGCAACGATAGCGTCGTGGATCAGAAGACGCAGGAACGCAGTGCCTCTGAGCATGGTTCGCAGATCGATAGCAGCCGAAAGGCAGATGTCTGAAGAGGTACTCTGCGGCAGGTACGACAGAGCCTCATTGAGGACATCTTTTTTGTTCTGTTCAGTAATAAGGTAGAAACGCCTTCTACGGCCGAAAGGAGTGACGAGGTCTTCACCTGCAAGCACCCTCTTTCGTGTATCTACTTGCCAAGTAGCAGTTGCAGGTATCAGATCCATAAAGCTGTGGTATAGTCTGTTAGCTTCTTTGCTATCCATACCAAACTCAAGACCGATTGAATAAGGCTCTCGACCATAACCGATACCGTAAACGAATGCCTTAGTTCGAATATAGTCTTCCTTATCCCAATTGTCTACACCATACAACTGATCGGATAGTTCATTGAAGAACTTATAGTTAGGATCTGGATTGCTAAGCAGATGTCTTAGATATTCATCCTGAGCTAGAGTTGCCATAACTCTAAGCTCGGCATTTTTATAGTCACATTGGATTAGTACGTTTTCAGGGTTACTGACGCTAAATTGCTTTCTGATGTCCTTGTCACGAACAATGTTCTGGAGATTCGGATTACGAGATGCCAATCGTCCTGATGTAGATCCATGGAGTAGGTAAGTTGTGTAAACACGTCTCCTATATGTACGCTTCCTAATTCCATCGACGTATGTAGAGTAGAGCTTTTGTTGTCTACGGTGAAGAAGGAGAGTTGTGCAGAAGCGTTTGACGGGAGTGTCTCCCTGAAGGCCTTCAATGACTCTGCTGATAGTGTCGACGTTCGTTGAGTCAACGAGGAGGTGCTGTGAGGCAAGGAACTCCTTAATCTGCTTAGGTGACCTTGGATTAATGCTCTTGACTATTTCACGGTCGTCAGTTTGTATGTTAGCCTGGAAGACAAAGTCTCCAGCTTCTTCTGACCAGCAACTGTTAACAATGTAGTTAAGCGCATCTTCATGCTTACTAATTCGTTCCTGGAAGATGATACCAAGTTCACGTTGATATTCTTTGTCAATAGTAATGCCATTAAGTTCAAGGTACATTAGTTGGTTGGACGCTTTAACTAGGAAGTCATGAACATCGCGCAGTGTCTTAGCTGGACGATCTGTATAAGGCCAACGTCCTGGTTTCTCGAGTTGCGGAACGAACATCTCGTAGAGGTCCCAGGTACAAACTACGTCATAGGCATTATACTTATACAGTAGCTCTCTTGGAATATTGGCGTAGTTACCACCCTTAGGAACATACTTTCGAATCTCTAGGTCGTACTGAGGGGCTCCAAGCTTTTCCACTGCAAGAACTTTAAGTCCGTGGTTTCCCGGACGTTCGTCGATACAGTAACTTGCAAGCATTGTGTCGAACCAGAGTTCAAGTGGTCCAAGAGTGGGATAGAGTCCTGCCAAATCAAATTTGCCATTGTGTGCAATGAGCTTGACGTTTTGTAAAAGCTCCCTAAGATCATTGAGTACATCAGCGTCGGTAAGTGCACCAGACCCAATGACCACTGCTGACCCTGCTTTATATGCAAGGCCCACGCAGAGGAGATCGTATTCATTTGGGTGACCGAAAGAGAGATCTTTTTCAATACCGACCTCAATGTCAACGACAAGGCGATCGTATTTCGTTCGTAGTTCCCGAATTGCCAATCGGGCCTGTGCAGGATCGTCAAAGTATTTCCATCTAGGAGGACTCCATGCATTCCTCTTCACATCCTTCAGCTTGGATATATCTGAAACGAGCGCTGGGAATGCATCTGCAGTTCTAAGGCAATTATGGGACAACAACCCTTCGGCTATATATGTACGTTCAGTTGTGTTGAGTGCTATAACTTCACCAACACCTAAAGGCTCTACACGTACTACTGGTACAGCCTTGGTGGAGCATTGTCGCTCCCAAAGCTTGTTGGCTTTTGGCAGCAATCTTGCAGGTCGAAATATTCCAAGGGCACGGATAGAATCACGTGGACCTCCCATGTAATATCGTCCACAATTACCTACGTATCCCTTAGTAAGTGTAAAGCCTTTCTCTTCAACAAGTTTACAAACTTGTTCTGCTACGTCTCCATCATTTTGAGCCCATCCGAGGCCATTGGGATGTGTTACCCAACCTTCACCGTCCAAGAAGCCCGCTACGTATCCGCCTTCTCTGGTATCATCAACTACCCAAGGATCTATGAAGTGGAAGAGATCGTACTCTTCTGTTAGGTGCATAGTGGCTATCCATACATACGGCGTGTAATACTTCTTACGCTTGCGCGCTAGCCACAAATGATCACCACTACATGTAATTACACCCTTAGGAGTTTCGACTTCCCAAACAGACGCTCGTATACGTTCGTTTCCAGTTACCTTAGTAGGTTTGAATTTTCTACGGGCAAAGGACGCGTCGCTAGGGTACTCGTCGAAGCCTATAAGTTCTTCACCAATCTCTAGGCTTCCTGCTTCTACCCAACGTAGATCTGCCGTGAGGATTTTTGTTCCAGGGTCAACGCAATATGCAGGATGCCAGCTCGGGACAACTCTTTTAATGCCTGAGTCCCTGAGAGATTGGATGGGCTCCTTTGGCGGCCCGACTCTGAGATGTGTGATTGTCCTACCATCTGGAATGAGTGCCGAAGCCGCCGTCCCACCAAGTGCAAGGACGTCTTCAGCTCCAGCCTTCCCTGATTGTACGATGTCATGTATGAGACGTGGACGACATGCATTAATCGCAGCTTTACTAGGAGTTGCGTTACCTTCAGGACGACATAAGCAAACATTTGTGTATGTTATATCCCTTCTTCGATAACCATTATGAGACAAAACTTTATTCAGTAGCTGTCCTGAGGGACCCATAAAGGGTCTTCCTTGAGCAGTCTCATAATAACCTGGAGCCTCACCAACTACTACGAGCTTTGGAGCTTCTGCGAACTCTGTAGGTACAAAGGCATTCTTGTTCTCAAAAAGAGGACAAGCCTCACAGTTCGCAAGTGGATGTTTCCTTGACGCTGGTTGCATTCGCCCACCCCATGAATGTCTTGATGTTATTATTGACGTGCCTAGTGGAAGCTGTTTCAGACCAGTCAAGATCAAAGTATTCAGGGTTACGTGTCAGCTCGAGTTTAGTCATTGCAAGGTCTTGTGATGCAAGAGCATAGTTGAAGGGTAGTGCAGAATCAACAGAGCGCACGAACGGTGCATACTTAGCAACAGAAACAATCTCCTTGAGCCAAACAGGATTAGTTCCTAGCATGTGAATTTGAAATCTGCCCGGAAAGCATTCATCAATCCACTTAGCCATATCCAGCCTAGCTGCTTTAACGTTCAAAGTTGTCAGCATATGCTTTGGCAAGCCTACAACGTCAATCTCTGGAAGAGTAGCATAGACATCTATGCACCTACGGATTGAAGCTGGACTAGTACCCTGAGCTACTGCCATAATCTTATATGGAACCAAGGGTAGTTGGAACTTACGAAGGAACTCCTTCACCTTAACAATTGTGGCTGCTTTGTCGTAGAACACATCAGGAGCTACAATCTCCTTAGCCGCAAGCATAAAGGCAGCATCTAGGAGTTCCTCATTACTAACCAATCCACCATCAGCGGCACCGTTGTCAACTACGATATAGTCACCACGAGTTGCTGCATCAGAGTATGCGTTGGTATAGTCATAATTACTCATGCACTGCGGGATAGCTAGTGCCAGATGAAAGGTGGAATGCAGAATATAGTTTTCAAGTCCACGTGGCGGAATAAGTGCTGCTTGCACTGTCTAACTCCTTCTTAATGGATTAAAGAAACCTGAAGTATATGTATTCGAATTTGTGTCTGTTGGCTGATCGATCTCCACAGGGGTGTTTGGCTCTTCGAACCCTGCAACATTTCGATCAGTGGAGCCATCTAGATGGGCCATGAGTGCAAACTTAATCCAGATGTACCGTGCATAGTTGGCGAGGTCTACAACTTCTGCCATAGCTTCTTCAAGAGCATTAACCTCAAGGAATCTAACTGGACCATATTTAACTTGACCCATCTCGTGTCGGCGTTGACACTCAGCATCAAATTGATTTGACAATGCTTGTATGAGTTCTGGTAGCTCTTCCTCAGCCATGACTACCTCTTTCGTGCATCTGGGTGTAGTGTAGCTGGAGCATAAACGTTTTCGGCTCTAGGTGGTGCAGTCTCAATGTGAAAGCCTGCGGAACCTGGACCACCACTCTTAGGAGTTGGAATCTCGATAGCTTCCCTTAGACTCTTCATTGCCAAGTTAACCAGTTTGATACTAGTAGAAGTTTCATCTTCAATCTCAATGCTGGCACCTAAGATAGACATAACCACTCTAGGCATCATTCTTCCCAAATCGCTTCTCGTTCTTAATACGAATAGTATTGAATACTTCTACTGGATCAATACCTAGGATTCCCCAGATGTTACAAAGGTAGATCAGTACATCAACACTCTCGTCTGCAATCTTTCTAAGAGCCTTTTCATAGTCGATAGATCCCCGTTGACCCTTCTTAAGAGCTCCTGCGACTTCACCAGCTTCTTCGTTCAGTGCTAGGACCATGTGCGCAAGGTCATCCTTAACCTGAGGAAACCAGCGTGCAGTATCTTCACGGCACATCCTGATAAAGTCATCAAGAGTTACCATTCGCTTCCACCTAGTTCCATCCCACATAGCAGGAAAGTTATTAGTAAATTTACAAGTTCCAGGAGTAAGCTCATCCTCACTAACAGTCTGCAATGTCACCTAAGGCTCCCAGAGATAATTTGCATGTATTCAGATTTAGCTGTACGTGCATGATCTGCAAACACTCCACGCATGGCTGAAGTTGTCGTAACAGTTCCTAGGGCGTGTACACCACGAATAGTCATGCACATATGTTCTGCACGAATTACCACTGCAACACCTTTAGGCTGTTCAAGCTTCTCTTCTAGGAAGTCTGCAATCTCATTTGTCAAACCTTCTTGCACTTGCAACTGTCGTGCAAAGTGTTTGACAACGCGTGCAAACTTACTGAGTCCAGCAATCTTTTCTTGTGGCACATAACCAATATGAGCATGACCCATAAACGGTACCAAATGGTGGTTGCACAAACTAACGAAGGGAATTTTCTCAATAACGATCATGTCTTGTTTGTCAGCATTGAACAATTTCCACTTGATACAGTTTTGGATGTGTTGTTTATTCTGCTCATAGTTTCCATTGGATTTGCACTTAGTTAGTTCGTCAAGCATTTGTACAAAACGTTGTGCAGTCTCTTTACCATGATCACTCTCAGGGTTAAGGCCTGCAAAGGTTTGGAGGACTTCAGTTACGGTATCAATCATTTTTCTTCCTCCGCTATTAGTACAGGAATACCAAACAACTGGTTTAAGCCGATTGGCTCCCAAGGAAACCTAACTGGTTGTGTTTGTGCTTTGAGTGATTCCCAATAAGCGTCCCAGACGCCTGAGGGAACACAACAGAGCTTTATCTTTTGCACACCTTCAGAATATACCGTAGTATGTCCTGGTATTTCAGTTTTGTCGATAATGAGCTTCTGTCCAGGTATTGTAGGCCTTGTAGCCATTGCCCGTAGGATAACGTCTATATATTCCTTGAATGCTTCAGGATCATCCGTTGTAGTCACCGTTACACTCTTTCCAGTAGTAACCATCCCTTTGGTCTTCAACCTTAATGAACGTTTTACCACATGAACACTTAGCGATGCTACCCGAGATAAGATCAGACCTGTCTACACCTTGGATCTCCATATGACAGCTATGGTAAAACACTTCCTTAACAATCTCAGCCATTCTTAGCTGGCACCTTCTTTCCATGCCAGGGAGAGTTCTTAATGTAGATCTCACGGTGCCACTTCCGTCCGCGATTCTTAATCATTTCTGCATGCGTAGCACCCAACATGATGATGTCATCAGGATTGCCAAAGTCTCTAGGAATGATCTTCTTTTTCCTGTCGACTATAATAGTCTTGTACTTCTGAAACGAACTCAAGCCTGTCTTACGTGACATCCTAGCTCCCTAAGTTGCAGTCCACCACGACGGTAGTGATCAG